ACTCCTCCACCGCCAACTCCTCCACCGCCAACTCCTCCACCGCCAACTCCTCCACCGCCAACTCCTCCACCGCCAACTCCTCCACCGCCAACTCCTCCACCGCCAACTCCACCGCCTCCGGCGTGTACCCCTGGCGCGGATTGCGCATCGTTCTGTAACGAGTTTGATGCTTTGTACTACTACTACTTGTATGATTCAAGTTGTAACTGTGTTTACTCGGGCTATACGTTCTGTTAGGATGTGCTAATGATTGCAAAAGTTAGCGCACCTAAGCCGTACGCGGTGATGATTGATGGGGAGTACGCTCTGCCATTTTTCTTTCCTTCAGAAGGCACAGATGAAGTGGTTATGATGACAGCGGCTCTTCAAAGCAACCCAACAATTACATATGTTGGTCTTGAGGCTGACGGTAACTTATGCAAATACTCTGTTTCTGTAGAAGGAGAGTTTGTAGGGTTTATTCACTACATCAATAAAGCGGATGAACCGCACCCTGCGGCGATCAACGCTGCCTTACAGAGCAATCCAACATTTATTCCGATCCCAGTAGATGGCCCAGTTAGGATTGATCAAGAGTGGACGTATGATGGTTCTACGTTTACTCCTGTTGTTAAGGAATAGCCATGTCGGAGTTATCGCCATGGCAAAAATATAAAGAAAAAATGGGTGATACTCGCCCGTGGGATTTACTAAACCCTGAAAAGAATCGAGCTAGCGAGGAAGTCGCAAACACTCGGTATGAGGTGTGCTTAACCTGCCCAGAGTTTATTAACGTCACTAAACAATGTAAACAGTGCGGGTGTTTTATGGCAGCTAAAACTAAGCTAGAAGCAGCTGTTTGCCCCTTAGGAAAGTGGTAAGTATGTTTAACGCAAAAACCCAAGGAAACTTTATTCCTCAAGACAAGGTTGATTACATCCTTGACATTGTTTCTAAGAACGATTACTGGGAGCCGTCAAGCAGTGAGTTCTGGGACAAGCGAGTTATTAATATTTCAAAGTCCTACAGCGTAGATAAAGATCTTGGAGACTTTTTAAAGGAAACTGCGCTTAGAATTAAAGAGTTTATTGAACAAGAATACACTTTAATGGATGAGGTGTACCCAGACGTTATGACTATCAATCGGTGGTTTCCCGGAATGGAACAACCGCCTCATGCAGATGACATGACTAACACAGATGTTAAAGGTCTAGAGCATCGAGTCTTTGGGTCAATCATTTATTTAAATACTGACTATACCGGAGGTCATACTTACTACCCTAATCACGGGGTAGAGATCGTGCCAGAGGCGGGAAAGCTAGCGGTTCACCCCGGAAACGTAGAGCATCTACATGGTGTCACTAAGCTTGAAGGAAACACCCGATACACGTTATCTGCGTTTTGGGTTCACGATAAGGACAAGTCAATTGCCTGGCCCCTATATCAATGACCCAGGGCATGAAGTCCCTGACAACACAATTTTAATTGTCCCACATTCTTTTGAGGACACCAGTAAGTACAACGACATCATTCTTCCGTTAAAAGGAGAAGCTAAGCGCGACTGGTTTACATCGCATTTTTATTATTGTTTACCTCTAACCATTGGAAATCAATACGGTTTTGTTATTAAGTCTTTGCGGGATTTTGATGTGACTTGGTCAGGAGGCTTAGCTCAAGCTGAGATCACATTTACTGATGGCTTAAACGGCGCTCCTCAAATTATTTCAAACGGTTTTGGGTCTGGGATCATTACCGTACAGAACTACTTTGCTATAAAAACTCCAATAGGCGTAAACGTCATGGTCATCCAACCGCCAAATATGTTTACACCTGGACTTGTGGCAATGACAGCAGTTATTGAGGCTGATCAAATTCGCCGAGACTTTACCTTTAACTTAAAAATCACTGTGCCTAACTACAAAATAAGTGTTAAGCGCGGGGACGCGGTGGGGGCATTTATCCCTATCCCTAGGTACTTTGTAGATAAGTTTGAAGTAGCTTCCGTCAAAGACGTTTTTCCTGATGAGCTTCATTTAAATGAGATATCTGAGTCAAACGCCTTAGGCCGTGAGAGGAACAACATTGACCGCAGCAGGCCACACGCGTCTGGTAGGCGGTATTTTAACGGTAAACATGTAGATGACAGCTCCTACCCTGACCATCAAAAGCGAGTCCGCTAACCCTGACAAGTCCTAAATACTCTTAGACAATAGGAACTGCACCCCGATCAGGTGCTATACCACTCTAGAGAATAGGTCAATAAATGGCATTAGACACTGGCGGAAACGTCAAAGTAGATTACGTATGGGGCAACTTCCCTATGCAACCAAATGATATTCGTACTGAAACAGCCGCATCTAATATTGGTGGCTCAACAGGGGATTACGGCTGGGCAGCTACAACAGCTGTAACAGGCGCTCGTCTTGACGCAGCTTTGGATAGCCACGCTATCGCAGAAGCAGGATGGTCAGGCTACCCAGATTTTACAGCTGGCACAGGCAACTACATCATCACAGCAGTTTCAGGTGATGGAACAACAGTTACATACACCTCACAGAACAAGCTTGCAGTTGGAGACTCAGTTAATGTGACTGGTCTTTCAGCAGGTGCTTACAACCTTTCAGCAGCAACTGTTGCTACAGCAGATGCTCTTAAGTTTACAGTGACCAACGCAGCTAACGCTGGAGCTTTAACAGGCCAGTACGGCAAGGTTCAGCTAACAACTGCTCTAACAGCAGCTGATGGCGCGGGCATCGGATACATCAACGTACCTAACGTACTTGGTGATACAACAGCCGTAGCTCTTGATGAGCTTAAGGATGCTGGTTACGAAGCGGCTAATATCACTACAGCTTCAGCAGCATCTAACGTCGGTAAAACTATTACAGCAGCAGCCCGTACAGCAGGTTCAGCGGTTATCTCAATTACTTGTGCAAGCCACGGCTTTGTTGCAGGTAACAAGGTAACAGTCTCTGATGTTTCTGGTGGAGATGGCGTAAACGGAGTTTGGACAGTTCTTGCTGTTACAAACGCAAACGTGTTCACTGTAACTGGAACAGCCACAACAGTTCAGGCTCTAACAAGTCTTGCTGGTGTTGTTTCTGGTGTTGCTGGAACAATCAAGACTCAGTCAGTTGCAGCTGGAACAGCTTCAGTGCTTTCAACAGCTACAATCACAATCACACCGTTCGCAACAGCTTCATAGTCTCAACACAAACAAAAAGCCCCCGGCTAATAACCGGGGGCTTTTTGCTATGTAAATTGTCTTTTAGACCGTCTTGATATATTTTTACGTTCGTCTTCCGTTGTTCCCGCCCAGATCCCGCGTTCGCGGTTTTCTAAAGCCCAAGTAAGGCAAGCGGCGTTGAAATCACATGTTCTACATATAGCTTTGATTTGTCGTGCCGCGGAAGCTTCTTCAATTCTATCCGTTGGAAAGAATGTTTCTAAGTCCACTTTACGACAAGGTTGTGTGCCATCAAAGGCCGGAGCCTTATACGTGCATTTGTCCATGTATTATTCCTTTGGGAATGCTTTTAGGAAGCTCTCGTATCTTTCACCATTAGTTTGATTTTGGTACACCTTCCAAGATGACCAGTCTTTTCCACCGTTAGACATGTGAAACGCTATCTCAGCGTTTGTAACGGGGTTAAAGAGGTCTGCGTTAGAGTCTAGGTTAAACTTTTTCCTTCGGTCTTCCCCTAGGCTTCCAATCATGTTGATCTGGAAGACTCCATATGAATTGTCGCCAGTGCCGCTATTTCCGTTGTGCGCTACTGGTCGACCGTTTGATTCTTTCATAGCAACTGCCCAAGCGGTCTTGAGAGCTTTTCCCTCAAAACCAACCGCTTCTAATAGATCTTTTAATTCTGCTTTGGTAAGAACCTTAGCTTCTTTAAATGTATCTAACGGGCTCACAACTTTAATAACTTCTGGAACTACTGGTTCTGCCATTACTGGCGGACAGTTACCCCACAAAATTAAAAAAGTTGCTACTACTGCTGTACGTTTTCTGATATTAAGCATTGCTGCTCCTCTCAGTAGGCAAAAGCCGGTATCGCTACCGGCTCTGTCATGTTCTAGACTGCCACAGCCTTACAGCCAAAGTCAAGTGGAAGTAAATATATTTTGTTTACTATGACAAGTTATCCACAAGAAACTAACATTTAACAAGTAGTTATCCACATTTTTTGTGCTTTTATTCGGAAAACCATTCTGTGATCAAATTTAAATTGACATTTCTACAGAATGGGTATATTTGTGGTCACGGCTGATAAGATTGTTATTGCTCTCTTCCTTCTTGCGCAAACAGGGGCAGCAATCAAGTACTTTATGCGCCTTGAAAAGCGTCTAGACAGGATCGACTACCAGCTATATGAGAATGGCGGGAGTTCGATGAAAGACCAAATGAACGATACCCGCGATGATCTACAGGAGCTTAAGACCAGTTTTTTAGTCTTAAAGGCTAAACTAGGGGAATAACCCCTAAGGAGATCAAATGGCAGAGATGGGAACAGTCGAGAAGCTTATCGACGTAGCCGAAGATGAAATTGGTACTATTGAAGGTCCTAAGGACAATGAGACAAAGTACGGCGCTTTTACTAAGTCTAACTTTCAGCCATGGTGCGGAAGCTTTGTAAACTGGTGCGGTGACCAAGCGGGAGTAAAAATCCCTAAGACTGTGTACACCCCTTCCGGCGCAGACGCATTTAAAAAGTCTGGTCGTTGGGAAGACGCAGCCGCTGCCACCCCAAAGAAAGGCGATATCGCCTATTTTGATTTCCCGGCAGATGGCGTCAATCGAATCTCGCATGTTGGAATTGTTGTAAAGGTAAACAAAGATGGCACCGTTATGTGCATCGAGGGCAACACCTCAGGTGACAAAAAGGGTGACCAGCGCAATGGTGGAGAAGTTTGCTTAAAACTCCGCGGGTACAAGAAAAACCCAAAGAATGTTATGATTTCTATTGTTGGATTTGGACGCCCTAAGTTCGTCGAGGCTCCAAGTGCAGATGCCCCAGCCGCAGCTGCTGCAAAATGTCCAACCTGCGGTAAGTAACTAAGGAGATTCACATGAGACTAAATAAAAAGACAAAGGCAATGCTGGCATCTTACGGCCGTTCATTTCTTTCTGCGGCAATCGCTGTAAACGCAACCGGTAACAACGACTTAAAGTCAATTGTTATTGCTGCTCTAGCGGCTACTTTGCCCGTAGCAATTCGTGCAATTAACCCAAAAGACCCAGCATTTGGCGTAGCCGCAAAGATGGCTAGTGACGTACTAGCTAAGGCTGCAAAGAAAAAGACAACTAAGTAATTAACAACTTGGGGGGTAGGACACAACCTGCCCCCTTTTGTTGTATACTGGAGGAACTATGACTATTAAATGTGCTAACTGCGACCGCGACGCTATCTACACCTGTGCTGACCCAGGAGTTAATCCTGTGGACTATTGCGGAGAGTGCCTACCATCTTGGATGGCAGACCGCGCTAACGCAAACCATTTCCCATTGGTGACTCCTGAAAAGTCATCTAAGAAAAAAGCAGAGGCAACTGAGGCTCCTGCAAGTGAAGATAACTAAACACCAAGCTATACAGGTTCATCCAGTCCCTAGCCAGTTAACTGCACCGCAAGGCCCGTTCCCTAAAGAACTCTTTAGAGAATCAAAAATTATTACAGATTACGCTTCTCAATATGCTGAGGATGGCGCAGAGTTTGCGCTTGGCGGAACTGTTCAAAATAACTTTAAGCCCATTAAATTTCTACGATGCGCGTATTGTTTAGTTCGTGTACCAGAGAACGAAACTCAAGACCATGAATGTGACGAGTAATGGCCGAAAGCTTTAGACCCAATAAAAAACAGCGCGAAACTATGCGCCGTCGATTTGACGAAGCTAAAGAAGAACTTGGCCGCCTAAACGACTTTGACTCGCGTGTCCCTAAGGATGTAGTTGAAGCGGGTACTAAAATGGAAACCGCCCCTACTCGTATCCCAAGTCGCCCTAGAGCAAAAAGTATTGGGTATAACTCGACCAGCAGAACTCTTTATATTATTTTTAGAGATAACGCTTGGTGGGAGTACCGCAACGTTCCAATTAAATACTGGGTTGGTTTACAGAACTCAAACTCTACCGGTGACTATCTAAGAACTGTGGGAAACCCTCCGTTAGATAAATGGCCAGATATGGGGCCAGCTAATCTAGACAATATGTCAACTGAAGCTAAAACTAGACTTAACGAAAACGCCCTTAGTTCAGAACGCATTCAAGCTGAGATAGACTTTGTTAGAGATAAGACTAAAAGGGTTGAAGCAAAGCCGATACCTGAAAAGTTTAAAACTACAGGGTTTAAGGGGATGTTTGATTAAATGAAAGTATTCGGGCCAATATACGTCGGAAAGCTTTACTACTGGCACAGACATTTACTGCCTATTGTTGAGGTGGGAACTACCCAAGAAACAGATATGCCTTACCGCAAAGGTAAATGCCTAGTCTTTCGTGCACCATTTACTAAGCCCGGGTACTACCTTGGTCTGTGGGTAGAGCGCCCTAAAATTGACTGGGATGACGACGACCGCATTGATAAGCTACTCTCTGATGCTATGAGGGGTCGTACCGCTTGGACTCCAGATAAAGGGGCTTACGATGATGTTTTTTAATAAGAAACCCCAAACATGGGATAAACCTTTTTCAGAAAAAGTAGCTAAGCGTGTTTCTAAGATCCCTACGGCTGAGCTAGAGATGTGGGTAGACCAAGCCATTTATGAAGTTGGCCGTTGTCTATCTGGGTTTTCTAAAAGCCGTGAACAAGTTTTCTTAGAAGAAGCTCGCACCGGCGCGGAGGCTCTTCACGCCGTAGTTGAAGAGCTTTACAAACGCAATACGCGTTAAATAGATTTGTCGACTTTGTGCTAGACTACGCTTGCCTCTCTTCCTCTCCCCGTATGGTGGCACCAAAAGGCCCTGGGTTTAAACGCCCAGGCTTTTTGTTTTCTTCTAGACTAAGGGCAGCATGAGCGATCAACCGATATTAGAAGACGATGAAGAAGAGTTCTTTCTAGACGTAGACGATGATGAAGATCTTTCTCCAGAAGAAGAGCCCGACGATGAACTTGACGAGCTCTCTAAAGAGTTTGTAAAAAAGATCGTAGATCGCTGCATTCAGTTTCAAACAGCCCTTGTAGGCCATGAGCTACACCCTTATCAAATGCCCCTTGCGCGTCGTGTTATTGAGTCTGTAATCATTAACGATGGTGAAGAAATTACCGCGCTTGCCGCACGTCAGTCAGGCAAGTCAGAAACTATTGCTAACACAGTAGCCGCGTTAATGGTGCTACTTCCACGCTTAGCTTTAATGTACCCAGATTTACTAGGTAAGTTTAAAGACGGTATTTGGATTGGTATGTTTGCTCCAGTTGAGGGTCAGGTAGAAACACTATTTGGTAGAACCGTTAACCGCCTTACATCAGAACGCGCACTAGAGATCTTGGGAGATCCTGAGATCGATGACTCCCTGGGTAAAGTGCCGGGCGTTACACGGCAGATTAAACTTAAGAACTCTGGCTCATCTCTAATGATGATGACAGCTAACCCCCGCGCAAAAATCGAGTCTAAGTCTTTCCACCTTATTGTAATTGACGAGTGTCAAGAGGCGGATGACTTTGTAGTGTCAAAGTCCATCTCCCCAATGCTTGCGTACTACTCAGGAACTATGGTTAAGACCGGAACCCCGACTACGCATAAGAATAACTTTTACCGCTCAATCCAGTTAAACAAGCGTAGGCAGACTGGCCGCAGCTCGCGTCAAAACCACTTTGAGTGGGATTGGCGGGATGTCGCTAAATGTAACGTGAACTACGGTAAGTTCATTAAGAAAGAAAAACTCCGTATTGGTGAGGACTCTGACGAGTTCCAGATGTCATACTCATGTAAATGGTTGCTGGAGCGCGGTATGTTCGTTACTTCCGCAATCATGGATGAACTCGGGGATACTTCTCAAGAGGTTGTAAAAGCTTGGCACCGATCCCCAGTAGTTGTAGGTATTGACCCCGCACGAAAGTTAGACTCAACTGTAGTTACTGTTGTTTGGGTTGACTGGGATCGCCCAGATGAGTTTGGTTATTTTGATCATCGTATTTTAAATTGGATGGAGATCCAAGGTGATGATTGGGAAGATCAATACTTCCAAATTGTAAGTTTTCTCGCTAACTACGATGTACTAGCTGTAGGTGTAGATGCGAATGGTGTTGGTGACGCCGTAGCCCAGCGCCTTAAACTTTTATTACCAAGAGCTGAAGTTCACGCTATAGGCAGTAGCCAGCCTGAGCAATCTAAACGTTGGAAGCACCTTAAAGCTCTTATTGATCGCCGTATGGTGGGGTGGCCGGCTCACGCTAAAACTCGCCGACTTCGTACTTGGAAACGTTTTTACCAGCAAATGACTGACTTAGAAACTAAGTTCCAAGGCCCTAACTTCTTGGCACATGCCCCGGAAGAAGCTCACGCCCACGACGATTTTGCCGACTCTTTGGCTATCGCGGTCTGTTTAACAATAGATCTAACTATGCCATCCGTAGAAGTCTCTTCATCACCGTTTTATAGATAGTTACCACTTTAGGCTGTTTATCACCATCAAAAGTAGGACACTTTTACCGAGGTCCTCAAACCAATTTAGGAGTAAATAATGGCAATTGCACCAGATCCAAAATTCCCAGAGCGTCCAGGCACAACTTACGATCGTAAGTTCTCACCTGCAACACCAGGACAGCGCGGCCCACTTCGTTTTGAAGAAGGTATCGCAACTGACACAGACGTGCCAATGCAGTTCACAAACGGCGCCATGCAAGGCTACATGCCTGCAGCGGGTCGTCCAAACCGCAACGCACCTGTTCACACAAAGACAGCTGAAGAAACAATGCGCGAGCGTGCTCACGTAGGTTCTGCAGCTTGGGTAGAAGCCCCAGCAAGTCTAAATGACTTTGCTTCAGGTGCTTTCGCAGATCACGGCGACAACCGTTTCGAACAAGTAGTTCGCAGTGGCGCTCACCAAAATTCTGCTAACCCATCCGTAGTAAACGACTAATTAGCTTCTCGCAACCCTGCCTCAGTTACTTGGGGCAGGGGCGCGAGGCTTCCTATAATAGGAGACACACATGGCACTAATTAGAGGTCAAGAAGTTAAAGCGGGTCCTACACAGTACCCAGCTAATCCAAAGATGTATAACACTATCGTTGTACAAGCAAAATCAAGATTTGCTAAATATCCTTCACCAGCTGCAGGTCACTGGGTACACGCTAAGTACACTCAAATGGGTGGAAAGTTTGTATCTTCAAAGCGTGAAGTTGATCCTCGTTTTAGAGATTATGTAAAAGAAGAGCAAGACAAAAAAGAAGCAGAACAAAAGAAAAAAGTTACTAAACCTGTTGGCCGCGGCATGGTCGCGGGCGAATCTTTTAGAAAATAAGTTTTATCAGTTTATCGACATTTGTGGTACGCTACGTATGTTAAATATGGAAAGGTGGTTCGGTGAGCGGCATTGATTTCTCACCCCCGAGTTATCGGGCAGCTTCCTCTGACTTAACAATCTCGATCTCTCCATTAGGCTTGGTTGAACTAGCTGATGAAGAATTTGAAGTTCACGGCCCCCGCCTAAACCGTTACTCGCTTAACTGGGCTATGTATCTTGGCCATCATTACTCTTATCGCCGTCAAACTGGCGAAACACAAATGGTACTTAACTATTATCGTGCCTTTACTGACTTTGTACTAAACTTCACATTTGGTAAAGGGGTCTCCTTCCGTTCCCCGAAAGAAACGGAAGCTATTGTTCCTGACTTGCTAGAGCGAGTTTGGGAAGTAGATAACAACAAAGCCACAGTGCTTTGGGAGATCGGACAACAAGGAGGAGTATCAGGCGACTGCTTTATTAAAGTTGCTTACGAAGAAGCTTATGTAGACCCATCAGGGTTAAACCACCCTGGCCGTGTACGTGTTCTCCCGCTTAACTCATCTTTTGCTTTTCCAGAGTTTCACCCCCATGACCGCGAGCGCTTAATCCGTTTCAAGCTTAAGTATCGTTTCTGGGGAACATCACTAGAAGGAACACGTCAAGTCTTTACTTACACAGAAATCTTGACTGACGACGTTATTGAGGAATACATAAATGACGAACTTATTGACTCGCGTCCTAACCCGCTTGGCACTATTCCCATCGTTCATATTGCTAATGTGCGCATCTCTGGTAGTCCTTGGGGCCTTAGCGATTGCAACGACATTATTAATATTAACCGCTCTTACAATGAGATTGCTACAGACATTGCTGACATCGTTAATTACCATGCTGCGCCGGTTACAGTTATTATCGGAGCTAAGGCTTCACAGCTTGAAAAAGGCGCTAACAAAGTGTGGGGCGGTCTTCCAAAAGACGCTAAAGTAGAAAACCTAGAAGGCGGATCACAAGGCCTTAAAGGTGCTATGGAATTCCTTAATGTTATGAAGAAGTCTATGCACGAAATGATCGGTGTTCCTGAAACCGCACTTGGTCAAGCGCAGCCAATTTCTAACACCTCAGGTGTGGCTCTGGCTATTCAGTTCCAGCCTTTGATGAACCGCTACCATCAAAAAATTATTCAATATGCTCATGGCATAGAGCGTGTAAACGAGATTGTTTTGCGCAGCTTAGCCATCAAAGAGCCCGAAACTTTCTTCTGGGATCCAAACACAGGTACCCCGTTAAAGGCGGGTCAAGTACCTCAATTAGATGAAAACGACCCAATCACCTATCGCTCGTATGTTCACTTCCCACAGCCATTGCCGTTAGATAAGTTAATTGCCCTAAACGAAGTTCAATCAATGCTTTCCCTTGGCTTAGAGTCAAAAGAAGGCGCATTGCGCACACTTGGCGAAGCATTCCCAGCAGAGAAGTTAAATGAGATCCGCCAAGAGCTCCTTGATGATGCCCGCGCAGATGGTGCACTTAAGCTCATCCAAACTCAGATTGAACAAGAGATTATGCAACTTACCGGAACCATGATGCCTGAGGGTGCCTCTGGCATGGCTCAAGGCGCGGATGGCGGAATGGGACAAACCCCTATGGGCGCAGCTATGGAACAACCATTACTAGATGGTGCTGACATGCAAGCCCAACAAGGTGAAGCGGCACTTCGCACCGCCCTTGTAACTGAAGCTTACGGAACACAACTTCCTCAAAGAAGGGTTCCGTCAGGCTACGAAAAATAAACGCGTTTAGCACGTTAATTTTCGTGGTGTAAGGCAAAATTTCATATAGAAATAACTGTTAGGTCATTTGTGCTCTCATATCGGAAAACGACCCCTAGGACTAAGGATATAAGCATGTCAGATACTGCAAACACTATGGCGGATGCTTTTGAAAGCGAAGCCGGAACAGCTCCAGTTGTAAATGTGTCGGGCGTTGACGCGCCTACTGTTACTACTACGGAAACAGCAAACACTCAGAAGTTTTATACTGATGAGGATTTAGCAAAAGTCCGTTCTCAGGAGAAGTCAAAGCTTTACCCAGAGATTGAATCTCTGAAGGAAGAGCTTAATGGACTACGAAAAGAAAAAGAAGAAGAATCAGCTCGCAGAGCAGCAGACGCGGAAGCGCAGGCTGCAAAAGTTAGAGAAGAAGCATTGGCCGAACTTGACACAAAGTCATACGCAGATGCTCGTCTAGCAGAGCTGCAGGAGCAGTTGGAGCGTGAGCGTCAAGAACGCGAACGAGCCTTCGCTCTTCTGGAGCGTGAGAAAGATTTTGCAGACTTACAGTCTTATCGCCAACAAGCAGTTGAACAAGAACGTGAAGCAATTATCCCAGAGCTAGTTGATTTGATCGCCGGTAATACCCGCGAAGAAATCCAATCTAGCATTGAAGGGCTAAAAGAACGTTCAGCAAGAATTCTTGAATCGGCGCAATCTGCAATGCAGAATGCCCGCAAAGAAATGAAAGGGACGAGTATTACTACTCCTCCCGCCGGACCATTGGAAACTAATTCGGAGAATCGCTCGTTAACGGCTGAAGAAATTCAGTCAATGTCTATGAATGAATACGCTAAATATAGAGACCGTCTGTTGACCCCAACCGCCCGCGGCAAATCTTCGGGAATGTTCGGGCGCTAATACATCCCAATAACTAACAAGGAGTCAATTTAAATGCCAGCAAGCATCACCGGTACCGGCAATTTAGCCGCAGCACCAACAGCTTACTCGGGTACAAATACCCAACTGACACAAGCGATCCAGACAATCTGGTCTAAGGAAATTCTTTTCCAGGCCATGCCGATCCTTCGCTTTGAACAGTTTGCAGTAAAGAAGACAGAACTAGGCGTAGCGCCTGGTCTACAGATCAACTTCATGCGTTACAACAACCTAGGCTTTGCAAACAGCCTAGTTGAAGGTGTACGTATGCAAACAAACGCGCTTACAGCGCAACAGTTCTCAATCACAGTATCTGAGCATGGTTATGCTCTTGCTGTTTCAGAACTACTTTTAAACGCTTCATTTGATGACGTAATGGCTTCAGCCTCACGTCTTCTTGGTCGTAACATGGCTATCTACCTAGATCAGCTTTCACGCGACACACTATACGCAGCAACCTCAACAATCTACGGTGAAGACCGCTCAGGCCAAACAGCAGTTAATGCTTGGTATGCAGACGGAACAACCGCAGCAAGCCGTGCTGCTATGACAGGCACCTACTACATGACACCTCACACAGTCAAGGACGCAGTAGAGAGCCTTGCAACCAAGAATATCCCTCGTTTGGGCGAAACTTACGTTGCATTCGTTCACCCTCACCAATCTCGTAAGCTCCGCGATAATCCAGAGTTCATCGAAGTTACAAAGTACGCAGCTCCAGGTAACTTCATGCTCGGTGAAATCGGTCGTTTGTACGACACAGTATTCATTGAGACCACTCAGGTTCTCAAGGTTGTTGGCGGCGCTGGTGCTTCTTACACCACAGATACAACTGTTGCTAACCCAACTGTTACAGCCGGTGGTGGATATATCACTCCAGCAACAAAGACAGGTAACGGCGGATCAGATCGTTATGCAGCTATCTTCATTGGAGATAACGCATTCGGTCACGCAATTTCACTTCCTGTTGAATTACGCGATGGCGGTATTCTTGACTTCGGTCGTGAGCACGCTCTTGCTTGGTACTCAATATTCGGCCTTGGTCTAATCACTGACCAGTCTGTAATCATTGCAGAAACCAACTAATAACTTAATAGCTTGACCGTTGAGGCGGGGGTGTAAAAGCCCCCGCCCAACACAAACTTTCAGACACTAAACCGGAGGATCTAAATGGCAAGTAAAGTAAAGCCGACCGATGTAACTGGTCGCGCACGTGAAGAGCAGGTCGCAGCAAACGCTGAGGCACTAGCCGAACGTGCGGGAGAAATGTCAATGGCTACAGCAACATCTAAAGCCAAACTTGACGAAACGATTGACGCAACCGTCCCAGATCGCCAAACAGTAATTGTTGAATCAACAATTGAAGTTGGCGGAAGCAAAGATGACAAAGTTGAAATTCGTGTAATCGAAGACATTGAAAACATGACACTTGGCGCAGGAAACAACTACACCTTTAAAGCAGGTCAGAAGTACGCTGTTACCAAGACTGTAGCCCAACATCTTAAGGAAAAGGGTTACCTAGCTGGTGTCATTTAACCAGTAAAGAATCGGAGCGGCGGATCCTGTTTAGGGTCCGCTTCTTCGTTTGTAGAGATTTTTCATCAAAAAACTGCGACTATGTAAGTCGTAAGTTAGGAGCTGTGAGTGGCCGCAATAGCAGATCTGGTATCTAGGGTTCGCCTAGAGCTAGGGGATATGCCTAAGCAGTTCTCCTTTACCGCTACTGGTGACGGCACTAACAAAGATTTTGATACTAAAATCAAGCCGCTTGACTCAACCACGCTTCTTGTAACTGTAAACGGCACCGCAATTGCTCAACCAGCAGGCTACACGGTTGAAAAAGATTTAGGTGTTTTTCACTTTGTCACTGCCCCAGCAAATAACGCGGTAGTTAAATTTGTGGGAACCTCTTACCGTTACTTCTCAGACTCTGACTTAACTACTTTTATCAACACCGCGGTATCCCAACATGTAGACAACCGTACAGACCAGTTTGGTACCCAAGTAACCTTAGCATCTATACCGCCTGTTGAAGAGTATCCGCTGGCCATTCTAGCGACCATTGAAGCCCTCTGGGCGCTTGCTACAGACGCTGCTTTTGATATTGACATCTCCGCACCAGATGGCGTGATGATCCCCCGCTCAGAGCGCTATCGTCAGCTTTCACAGATTATCGCTCAACGCTGGGATCAATATAAGCAACTTTCATCTGCTCTTAATATTGGCCTGTGGCGTATTGAAATGGGTACCCTCCGCCGAGTTAGCCGAACCACCAACAAGCTGGTTCCAATCTACCTTGCTCAAGAAATTGATGACTCTCGTAAACCAGAGCGTATCTATATTAATAATGATTTGAAGGGTAGAAGCCCACTACCTTCTTACGCGGGTACCTATGACATTATCCTTTATCAGGGTGATAACTGGTCGGGCACATTTGATTTCCCATTTGATGTAACTAATTTAAACTTTAAAGCTCAAGTACGAACCTACCCAAATAGCCCGGCAATTTATGCAACATTTACAATTACTAAAACCAACGCTGCTAATGGAACTATTCTATTAACTCTTCCATCAAGTGCTACTAAGTACATGCCTGCACGAGCTTTTTGGGATCTACAAGCAACTATGGATTCTAACCCCGACTTTGAACAGACGTATGTTAGAGGCCAAATATTTACTCAACAACAAGTAACATTGGACTAATATGACAATCCCTACTCACGTTCCAATTGTCGTTACAGTCACGCCGCCAGCAGCACCATCAATAACTATAAACGATATTGTAGTTAGCGGTATAAACTCACCCGCAGTCGCGTATCATCATACGCAGGGAACTTCCTCAGCTACTTGGGTTATTGCTCATAATCTGGGGTTTAAACCTAACGTTACCGTTCAGGACTCAGGCGGTTCAATCGTAGAAGGCGAAATTGTCTATACGAGCGTGAACTCCCTTACCGTTACTTTTACTGGCGCATTCAGCGGCAACGCGTATCTTTCTTAAAGGAGAAGGTAAATGGCACGTAAGTTTTTAACCGCACTTGATCTAGGTAAGAACGAGCTTCAAAACGCTAGAGTTCAAAACCTAGCAACTGACCCAGCAAGTCCTGTCCTTGGTCAGATCTATTACAACACCGTATCTAATGAAATGCGTATCTATAACGGTACGATATTTGAAGCAATTGGTCTTAACGGTGTCACCGCAGATGCTGCGGAAATTAACATTCTTGACGGCGCTACGCTTACCACTACAGAGCTTAACTATGTAGACGGCGTAACCTCTGCAATCCAGACACAGATTGATACTAAAGCTCCGTCAGCTAACCCAACTTTTACCGGTACAGTAACACTTGATACTGGCGTTAACATCGTTTTTGAAGGCGCAACAGCCAACGCATTTGAGGCCACCCTTACAGCTGGCGACCCAACAGCAGATCGAACAATCACTCTTCCAGACCTTACAACAACTCTTGTTGGTCAAGATACAACTGACACTCTTACTAACAAGACACTTACTAGCCCTGTTGTTTCAGGACTTACGCTTTCAGATGGGTCAATTGTTGTTGAAGGCGCTACCGCAGACGCCTACGAAACTACTCTTTCATTTGTAGACCCGACCGCAGATCGCACAATCTATGTGCCAAATGCTGACGGTACTTTAGCTCGCGTTGAAAACAAGCTTCACGATTTTGCTGTAGCTACTGCTTCAGTAGATCTTAACAGCCAAAAGATTACAAACCTTGCAACACCTACAGACCCAACAGATGCCGCTAACAAAGGCTACGTTGACGCAGCTGTTGTTGGTATTGATTGGAAAGCCTCTGTTCGTGTGGCAACAACAGCAGCTGTTACTTTAGCAACAGCTTTTGAAAACGGAGATACTCTTGACGGAGTAACTCTTGCCACAGGTAACCGCGTTCTTGTTAAAGACCAAGCGGATGGATCAGAGAACGGTATCTATACAGTAAACGCTTCTGGTGCCCCTACCCGAGCAACTGATGCCGATACCGCAGCTGAAATCACAGCTTCTTTTGCAGTATTTGTAGAAGAAGGCACTGTTAACGCAGACTCAGCGTGGACACTTACAAACAACGGAACAGTTACTGTTGGAACTACCGTTCTTGTCTTTACTCAGTTTACAGGTCTTGGCCAAATCACAGCTGGTGCTGGTTTAACTAAGGCAGCTAACACTCTTGACGTTGGTGCAGGCACTGGTATTACGGTTAATGCTAACGATGTAGCAATTGACACAGCCGTAGTTGTTCGCAAGTACGCAGTTAGCTTAGGTGACGGATCAGCTACCTCTTACACAATCACACACAACTTAGGCACTCGCGATGTAACAGTTGCTCTCTACGAAGTTGCTTCACCGTACGCTGAAGTATTAGCAGATATTGAACACACAACTACAAACACCATCACAGTTAAGTTCTCAGTAGCACCTACAACTGATCAGTTCCGCGTAGCCGTACAGGGATAACCCATGAGCCGTAAATCGCTCGTACCTGTAAACGTCCCTGCACTATCTAGTGCTCCGAGCACGCCTACTTTACGCACGGGCGACCTGTACTTTAATACAACTGACTCCACTCTATACAGCTACAACGGAACAGCCTGGGCTGCATCTAGTGGTGCTGGCGGCGGTATTGCCGCTGCCGCGTCATCCGCCCCGGGTTCTCCAGTAGATGGGCAACTATGGTTCAATACAGTATCAAGGCGTCTATCTGTTTATTCTACAGGTGCCGCTGACTGGATTGTGCTTGCTAACTTTGCAGACGACCTTAGACAACATATTCATGATACCGATGTTGACGGCACTGGATTAATTATTTTTGTATTTGAAGACGCAGGGTTTTACGACTCAATACTTATACCTACAGCAGATGCTGGATTTTACGATACAGATTCCTGGGCTAGTAGTTACGATGGCGCAAGTCTCTGATATAGTAGTGAAGGTCTGGGAGGACATATAACATGGCAACAAGAATGCAACAGCGTAGGGGCACTGCGGCACAGTGGATCTCTACTAACAGTGGCAACGGTCCTATCCTAAACGCGGGCGAAATTGGGTACGAGAGCGATACAAACAAATTTAAAATTGGTGATGGAACAAATCACTGGATCAACCTTGACTATTTTACTGATGCTAATTCAACAGTAAATCCATCATTTGGTTCAAGCATTACATTTGAAGGCGCAACAGACAATAATTTTGAAACTACGGTTTTGGTAACTGACCCTACAGCAGATCGTACTATCACACTTCCAAACGCAACTGGTACAGTAGCGTTTACTTCAGATATTCCTTCATCAACAACAGCACTTTCAGAAGGAACAAACCTTTACTTCACAGACGAAAGAGCGCAGGATGCCGTTGGAAACAGTGTTGGAACTGGGCTTTCATACAACGATTCAACAGGTGCAATTTCTGTAACAGCAAACACTTATGATGCGTATGGTGCGGCAGCAACTGCAAAAACAGGAGCAGAATCAACGGCTTCAGGATATGTGTCAACACACGCAAACCTTACAGAAACACATGGCGCAACTGGTGCGGTAGTTGGAACAACTAATACACAAACCCTTACTAACAAGACTCTTACATCACCAGTAATCAATACACCTACTGGAATTACAAAAACAGACGTTGGTCTATCAAGTGTTGATAATACAACCGATGCTAATAAGCCAGTATCCACAGCAACACAAACAGCTCTTGATTTAAAAGCGCCCCTAGCCTCACCGACTTTCACAGGAACAGTGTCCCTTGACACTGGTGTCAACCTTGTATTTGAAGGTGCAACAGCAGATGCGTATGAGACCACTCTTACAGTAGTCGATCCAACTGCTGATAGAACTATTACATTTCCAAATGCTACAGGAACAGTGGTTCTTGCTGATGGCAACGGAAATGTAACAATATCAGGAGACGTGACGGTCAATGGAGTTACCACCGTTATTAATAGCACAGTGCTTGAAGTTCAAAATGAAATTAAATTTGAAGGTACAACCGCAGACGCATTTGAGACAAGCCTTAAGGTTGTAGATCCAACTGCTGATAGAACTATTACATTTCCAAATGCTACAGGAACAGTGGTTCTTGCTGATGCGACTCAAACTTTAGACAATAAATCCATTAACTTAAACGGAAATACTGTAACCGGAACTATTGCTTTATTTAACACAGCTCTTTCAGACGCAGACTTTGCAACACTTGCGGGCACAGAAACATTAACAAATAAAACCTTAACAACTCCAAATATTAATGAAGCAGTTGCCCTTACAGCAACAGCTACAGAGCTAAATGTTCTTGATGGGGTTACCTCATCTACCGCAGAATTAAACCTTCTTGACGGCGTAACATCTTCAACCGCAGAATTAAACATTCTTGACGGCGTAACCGCAACAGCGGCAGAATTAAACCTTCTTGACGGCGTAACATCTTCAACCGCAGAATTAAACATTCTTGACGGCGTAACCGCAACAGCGGCGCAAATAAATGTTCTTGCAAGCTTAACTTCATCTGCAACAGAACTAAATATCCTTGATGGTGTTACAGCGACTACAGCAGAGATAAATAAACTTGCTGGAGTAACTGCAACTTCAGCTGAGATTAATACCTTATCTGGACTCACTTCTACCGCTGCAGAACTAAACATTCTTGATGGCGCAACCCTTAGCGTAACAGAACTTAACTATGTTGATGGAGTTACTTCAGCTATTCAAACTCAATTAGACGCTAAGCAAGCAGTTGTTGCCAACGTTTCAGACACAGAAATTGGATACTTAGACGGTGTTACTTCATCTATCCAAACTCAACTAAATGGCAAGCAAGCAACTGTTGCCAATGTTTCAGATGTTGAGATTGGATATCTTGATGGAGTTACTTCAAGCATTCAAACACAGATGGATGCTAAAGCACCACTAGCCTCACCAACATTTACAGGTACTGTAACATTGCCTTCTGGTACTGTAACAAGCACAATGATTCTTGATGGCACAATTGCAAATGCAGATATTAATGCTTCAGCAGCAATTGATTGGACAAAGATTGCTCCTTCATCAACAGTATCTGCTACTGAGCTTGGTTACCTAGATGGTGTTACATCAGCTATTCAAACTCAATTAGATGCAAAAGCAGCACTATCAGCTCCTACATTTACAGGAACAGTGACTTCTACAAACGATGTTGTAGTTAATGGAAATTTAACGGTAAACGGTACAACTTTTAATGCATCATCAACTTCTATTACAATTGAAGATAATATGCTGCAACTTGCTCATCAAAATTCAGCAAATACAGTAGATCTTGGTATTGTAGTTGGATACACAGACGGTACCGCAAAGAATGCAGGTTTTGTAAGAGATGTATCAGATGCTAAGTGGAAGTTGTTTAAGGATGTAGCAACAGAGCCAGCAACAACAGTAGCATTTGGCGAAGGTTCACTTGATGCACTTGCAGTAGGAGCTCTTGAAGCAACAACTGTAACACCTTCATCTGGTGTAGTATTCTCAGACGGTACACAAACCCTTGAAGGAACTCCTTCACGTACACCAATTATTCAAAAGACAGCGTCCTACACTCTCTCAGCATTAACTGAAAGAGATAGTTTAATTGAAGTTGCTAGTGCAAGCGGTACAACAATTACTATCCCACTAAACTCAGCGGTCGCATATCCAGTTGGAACCTCAATTGATATCCTTCAAACCTCAACAGGTCAGGTAACAATTGCAGGAGATGCTGGAGTAACAGTAAACTCAACACCAGGATTAAAGTTAAGAACACAGTGGTCAACTGCAACTCTTTTCAAAAGAGCAACAAACACTTGGGTTGTTTACGGCGATCTGACAGCGTAATAGGGAAATATAAATGGCTAAGAAGACTGGTAAACGTTCCGCGGCATCAAACGACTTTTTAGAGCCATTAGCGCCAACAAGCGTATCTGCTACAGATGTTGGAACAGGCAGAGCGTTTAACAATGGTGCAGCCACGGTTACATTTTCTTTGCCCGCACTATCACCTGCTGCTACATCATTTACTGTAACTTCATCTCCTGGAGGATATACCGGAACCGGGTCATCTTCCCCAGTTACAGTCACAGGTTTGCAATCTAACACCGCCTACACATTTACCGCAACAGCAACTAACGCTTCTGGAACTTCTCAAGCATCTACGGCATCAGCTTCTATTACCGCAACAACAGTTCCTGCTCAAATGTCCGCCCCAACCCCAACTGCCGGGGTTAACCAAAACTCAATTGCTTTTTCAGCACCGGCAACTGGTGGAAAAACTATTACTAGCTTTACCATAACAGGCTCTGATGCCACTACTGGAACAGGTGCGACTTCCCCAATTACTATCGCTGATACTGGTGGAACGTCACAGACATACACAGTCACCGCAACTAACGCTAATGGAACAAGCGTTGCTTCTGCTGCGTCTGGCTCTATTACTACGTTATCCCCATTTTTCCCGCCATTCTTCCCACCGTTCTTTCCATTTTTCCCGCCATTCTTCCCACCGTTCTTTCCATTTTTCCCATTCTTCCCGCCTTTCTTCCCGCCATTCTTCCCATTCTTCCCGCCTTTCTTCCCGCCATCATTTGGTCCTTTCTTCCCGCCATTCTTCCCATTCTTCCCGCCTTTCTTCCCGCCATCATTTGGTCCTTTCTTCCCGCCATTCTTCCCACCATACTTTGCGTATGTGCCGCCTCCAGCGTTTAGCAAAAACTCCCTAGGCCCTAACGTACTTGTTAGAGGAGAAAACGGTTTAATTCGTGCACAAGATTTAGTACTTGGCGACGTTATTCACTCTCTTGATATTCCAGGAATTCCGCAAAACTTTAGAGAGATTGGGACAACTCCAGAGGATCTTGCGGCAATGTCTTGGGATGTAGAGGCGATCTTATCGGCAACCCCAGTACTAACTACAATTAATAGAATACAGATTGCGCAAAGAACTGGTGCGGTAATTGTAAGCGGTGAAATGTTTACACGAAACCACCGCATACTTATTGAAAGATCTGGAATTGTAAAGATTGTAAAGGCTCAAGAGCTTTTAGAAACAGATAAGGTGTTCGATTACCAAACATCTACTTTTGTTGATATAACTCTAGAATTTATTAACGATATTGAGTTTTATTCGTATAGCATTAACTGTGAGCCGTACGATTTTTACTTAACAGAGTCTACGTTAACATTTGATAATATTGAATGGTACCCAGACGTAGACTCTCCAAACGCGGTAGAGTAAAAATTGATTATTTATAATGACCATAAATCCATAAAATTTAATCCTGATATAAAAGAATATCCAAAAGAATTATCTGGATCATGGTTTTGTTTTACAAAAATAGAAGGTCATCCAATTCTTGCTGGGATGTGTGCTGTTTATTTTAATGACGAATACCCAAGCGGAACAATTATAGTTTCTAACTACGTACTAGATCAATATCCAGATATATACGCTACATGGGATAAAGACTATATGTCAAATAGAATGTTTGTATCCCCAAAATTAAGAAAAAGCGGAAAAGGCAAAAACGCACTTATTGTCGGAGATCAGTTTATTAAGTTTTTAGGAAATGAGTTACAATATTCTTATGGGGATCATGAAAATGGAGATTTTCTTTTTAATGGGGCATACTCTTTAAATAAAAAAAATGAAAACAAATATGTTAATGACCTTAACATGTTTGACTTTAGAGACTCAGCCTACCCACTAATACATTTTGATAAAAGGTTCATAAAATATGAAGTATACGCATAGAGATACAAAAGTATTTACTAAAAATATAGCTACATTAAACTCTGAAGATATCTTATCTTTAAAGAGTAGCACGCATAAAGATGTATACAGCTATGAGAACTTTAAAAAAATAGGATATGAAAAAATTAATAGCCCTAAAAATATATTTCAAGAATATAATGCAGAAACGTATAAAGTGTATAAAGAGATCTCAAATCTACTAAATGACGCCTGTAATCATTATCTAATAGATCAAGAGCGGCAAAATTATTTTATTAAAGGTAAAGTGTTTGAGTACAACAAAGATCATAATAATGAGATTTTTGATTTTCCTGGGAGAGATATTCCAATTTTTCATGGGTTTGTTATTTTGGGCGAAGAGGGATTAAAGCAAACATACTACACTGATAAAAGTAAAAAAGAGTTTATTTTTAGTAAAAATACAATCACACTATCCGCACCAACAAATCTTATAAATAATAAAGTTAATAACAGCTGCAAAGTTATAGAGTACTATATATCCCCATTGTCATCTACTATTCAAAATGAAAAAAATCTTTGGGTTCCTATTTTATGAAATCGTATAGCACAAACAACTTTTTAGAAACTGATGCCTTTAATGAAGTGCACTTAGCTTGTGTAGAAAAAAGTAAAAGCTTTAGAAATATACATTATGCGAGCGGGTATGGCAGATACGGCGTTTTTATAGACTTTTCAAAAGAAATTGAAGATATTTTTGTTAAAAAAGCAAGAGAAGCCTTTAAAACAGAGGATTTATTTATTACTTACATCCAATTAGTTAAATATCAGATAGTAGAAAACAATATCCCAAGGCTCACTCCCCATATTGATGACCTGCCAGGAACACGGGTTATTGACTTGTGTGTTGACACGACTTTGAGTAATTGGGGTCTTTTGGTTAACGATACGCTGTTTATAGATACGCCTAACACGGCAATATTTTTATATGGGCAAGAAGAGATCCACTCTAGGCCAGAGTACACTTCAAACAGCCCAAAAGACTACTCTTTACAACTACTTATAAACTTTGCGCCCAAAAACTTTTGGTTTTTTAAAGGAGACTACAAAAAAGCCTTAAAATATGTAATTCCTTCCCCGGTTATGTACGGCGATGGTGTTGTAACACAAAGTTGAACACCAAAGCCAGTTGGTGCTATAGTTCGTAGAACTTTAAAAGTGGAGATATTATGGATGTATACAACGAGAATGAAAACCCCTGGTTTACTAAAGATCGGTCTGAGACAGCTTCCAACAGGGTTGTAAGACTAATGCCTAAAAGCAATATCCCTATTAGTAATCCGGGACTAGGGTTAAATGTTTATCATAATACTTTTTCTTTGGATGACTCTAAAAGGTATATTAAAACGCTTGAGTCCAACTTGGCTAATGGCGGCAAATATAAGTGGTCAGAAGCCCAAGTAACAAACTCTGACGTGCCGATTAAAAAAGCAAGAGATTGCGTAGACTTTAAGTACAAACAAGAAAATCTAGGGCCAAGAGACGAATCTAATAAAGAGTTACTTGATCTTCATGAAGAGATATATCAAAAACTAAAGATGTGTGTGGACGACTACGCACACTACTGGGGCATAAATGTTACATATTATGAAGCATTTAACTTTGTAAAATACGAAGGTGAGGGTACCCATTTTAATATTCATGCCGATCATGGCCCTGCTTACAACTGCACAGTCTCTGCGGTAATCTATATTAATGACGATTATGAAGGTGGAGAGCTTAAATTTCCAAGACTAGATAACCTTGTTCATGTCCCAAAAGTTGGTGATATAGCTATTTTCCCTTCAAACTATATTTATGAACACGCATCTTTGCCGATGAAAACAGGAACAAAATACTGTGTTGTTATCATGACAGATATAAATCTTTTAGGCCATCCGACAACTTAAACTAGGAGAATATATGAGTACAGAACCTACAACCCCACAATCTTGGAGTAGTTATGAAGAGCTTGCTCCAGGAATATTTGTTTACCACGACGTCTTACCAACAGGTCTAAACCTTGTTGATAGACTAGAGTCTGTTTTACAACCTTTAGGGTCTACTGGGTATGCTTGGCAACCAGCTTATGTGGGGTATCAACAGCTAATGCCGGAGTATAGAGATTGTGTTGATTTTAAGTTTAAAAAAACAGATGTTCAAAAAGATAATTCAGAAAGCTCTAGGCAACTACAAGAAATTTGGCAAGACTGCTACGATAGACAAGCGTTAGCGGTAGAGGATTATTGCCAACGATTTAACATCAACAACTTAAGGTATTGGGAAGCCTTTAACTATATTAAGTATGAGGCGGGGCATCATTTTATGGAGCATCACGATCACGGGTTCTCTTATAACTGCACGCTGTCTTTAGTCGCCTATCTTAATGATACTTTTGAGGGTGGAGAGTTGTTCTTTAGACTTCAAGGGCTAACATATGTCCCAAAAGCTGGAGATGTTGTACTATTCCCGTCTAACTTTATGTACCCTCATCAAGCAAAAGTCGTTCACTCTGGGACAAAATACTCATTAGTAACAATGCTTGACTATAGTGAAAAGTACCATACACCAGACATGTATCATGAGACTGGATCATAATGTCAATTATTACGGCTTATAAAAAAACACCAACGGCGTTGATTATAGAGCCAATGTCTATTAAGCGCGACTGGATGGACGAAACTCCACAAGGCCATGCTTATAGGTGCCACCCGGTAACCTCCGCCAATGTTGTTGGTTGGAGCATATCTTCTCCAGTAGACATTAAGTTTATTTGGAACGGTATTAACGACACAAGCGGTACATCTGTAAAAATTTTAGAAGGTCAAACCTATGTTTATACAGGTAGAGGGCAATCTACAGTTAGCTTTAATACTGGTTTTATCCTTAAAACAAATCAAAATGTAAGTGTACTAACTGTTACACCTCAAAATTATTTTAATCCAGATATAGAAGTCATGTCTTCTTTGATATCTACATCCTTTTTAAGCACTGATTTCCCGTTAGCAATTAAGTGCCTGACAGCAAACAAAGAAATTACTATTAAAGCAGGAACTCCAATAGCAACTATCATTCCTATATCTTTGACCTCTTTAAAGGATGAATCGGTTGAAGTTGTTGAGTTTGTTCAAACTAAAGAGTACACCGATGCGGTAACATCCTATGGCGCGGCCGCTCAAGAAATAAATAAAACCGGAGAGTGGACTGATTGGTATAGAAATGCTGTAAACGAAAAGGGGGATTCAGTAGGGTCCCATGAAGTAAAAAACTTAAAGCTTAGTGTTATTGATAATACAGGGGCTAATAATGAAAATAATTAATTTTATAAGCAATAGACCGTGGCTTACTAAAGAGAGTAAATCAAAACCGGTTCCGACCTCAAAGTCAATACCGCAATGGTACAAAAACGCGGATAGGTTTGCTAAAATGCCAACTGGAGAACACTACCAAGCAACAAAAGAGATGTGTCCATTCCCTAAAAAAGGCACAACTGATGATTATGGGAAGATCCCTACATGGAAAGCTTGTCCTGCACTTTTGGATGTTTTAACAACAGGGTATACCTTGATCACTCCTTGCGACATAGAGTTTTTCTTAGATAGCGCTGGGCAGATTGATTTTAAAATTGAAGACCCAATGTATAAAGAGTTTGTTAACAAACGCCCACCTATGCCACAATTTTATCACCCAAAGGGTTACTACGAATATCATTTTGCTTGGTGGCCCGAATGGGCGGTAAAAGTTCCAGCTGGGTATAGCGTTTTATATGTATCTCCGTTTAATCGTTACGACATTCCAATTATGACAGTTTCTGGGATTATTGATAACGACGAGGTTAACCTTCCTGGATTAATGCCATTTTTTGTACAAGAAGGCTGGGCTGGAGTTTTACCAGCAGGCACTCCTTACGCTCAACTGTTGCCTTTTTTAAGGGAAGATTGGAAGTCTGAAATTAACATTCCAAAAGAAGTAGAGATGATACAAAACAATATGGAAAACAGCAAAAAGTATCGTATTGCAGATGGAGGGGTGTATCAGAAAGAGGTCTGGACTAGGCGGCTCTACGAATAGGGAATGGTATAATTAAAACATGAAACAAAACAATGACTCATACACGACAGTTAAACGCACACCGTCTATGACCCCATCTGGTTGGTTTGGGGATAGCAAGGACATGATTGTCGAGCTAGAGAACTTCATGACGCTAGAAGAAATAGAGTTTTTAGAAAAAGCTGCTAAATCTTTAACAATTTGGGATGTAACGCAAAGCCATACGAATGAAAATGGAACCGTTACCTATGATTCAGATTATTGGAAAGATAGGGTTGCAAGTCAACCAACCTTAGATAAAAATGATCCAAAGATATCCCCAGTAATTGCTGGACTATTCATAAGATTAAAACCAATTATTGAAGAGTTTTATAAGGTAAAGGCCCAGCCAACAGGCACAACTATTGTTAAATGGCTCCCTGGGCAGTTTCAAAACCCCCATGCTGATAAAGAGCTTCATGAAGGGCCTGATGCTGGGACACCTAATGATTTTCCAAACTATGACCTTTCAAGTTTGTTTTATCTTAATGACGATTATGAAGGTGGCGAACTATACTTCCCACTACAGGGGGTACAGTTTAAACCTAAAAAAGGCGCTGCTTACTTCTTCCCGGGAGATAAAAATTATATTCACGGGGTTACTGAAATCAAGAGTGGTTTAAGGTTTACATGCCCACTATTTTGGGAAATAACCCGACATACAGGGGATAGGCAACCGTAATGACGGATATAATACAATTATGAAATCTATTTATGATATCCCGCTTAATTCGGCCGAAGGGGCCCCTAGCTTCTTAGGCCAATTTAAGGGTAAAGTAACGCTGCTAACAAATACGACAGTGGGCTGTGGTAATGCTAATCAAATGGAAGTTCTCCAATGGCTTCAAGATAAGTACGGTGGAGATGATTTCCAAGTAGTTGCTATCCCTACTAATGACTACTGTGGCCCTGGCGTTACTAAGGGCAAGTGGTCACAAGGCATTACTTGTGGCTTAGACTCACAAGAGTATGGCAAAGACACTTATGGGACTACCTTTAAGTTTTCAGAGATGGTTGCGTCAAACCCAAATAAAAGTGCTAATGAAATGAGCCCTCACAAAGGAAATGACTCTGTAAATGGGTTAGGTCAACCTAAACAAAAAACTCATGAGCTGTATAAAGAAATATCAGATCAAATGCTTGCGTATGCCGCAAAACAAAAAGAGCTCGGCATTCCAGATAGAGATGGGTATATGTCACCTTGGCTAAATCAACCTGTCGCTAATGGAGCAATGCAAGGCGGAAACTTTGAAAAGTATCTTATTGATAAAGACGGATTTGTGGCAAATTGGTTCCAATGTACCGTTTTAAATTATGATATTGAAAAAACCCTTAAAGAAGATTTAATAGCTAAAGGCACCCCTGCTGCTATGGGAGAAGGCAGAACTCCAGAAGTATTTGAAGAAGAATATAACCTTGTTCAACAAGAGATAGAAAAATTAATTGCTGGAGATAAATCCCTTATAAATAACTAAACGGAGCACAAGCACAATGAATCTAGAAAACAAAAAAAGAATAACAAAAGACATAGTTGTTTATAAGAACTTTATAAGCAGAGAAGACTGCAAAAAAATGATTCAAGCCTTAGATGCTCAAGCGGACAACGGGGCAATTTCTTGGATGCCTATTTCATTTTATGAGTCATACTCTTCAGTATTGCCACAAGACAACGATAAAGAAATAATTGATGCTGGGCTATCTCCAACTATATTCTCAGACATTGAAAAAATAATGCCAGAGGCAATTGCTTCAGTTCACGACTTAGACCCAAAAACAATTTCTAAAATCGGGTATCACACACAAAAATGGGAGCCGGGAGCATACGCAAGAATCCACTCTGACAATACGGATGCGCATGGAAAGTCAGGGGCATTTACAAGAAGCCGTTACGCAGGTTTTCTATATCTTAATGATGACTTTAAAGGAGGATTACTTAAGTTTCCAAGTCAACACATAGAGATCAAACCAGAAGTTGGAATGCTTGCCGTTTTTGACGGGGGATTTAACAACATGCACGAAGTATCTTTAATAGAGAGCGGAGTAAGGTACACCATTGGATCTTTCTGGGATGATAGAGAAGAGTCAGATTATCCGCAAGAACTAAGAGATGCTTGGGCTGCAGAAATGAAAGAGACTAGAGCTCAACAAGAAGTTGAACGAGCAGAGTGGCAAGATTTGCTTAAGCAGGGCTGGAAGCTAGATGCGGACGGTAATAAATACAAAGTAAAAGAGACTACAAATGATTGAGCCCTTTAAACAACAGTTGATAGATAGCGGGTATGTAGTTACAGATATTACCCCAGAACTATTTTCTGTTGAAAACTTTTTATCACAAGATCAACTAAATACTTTTTGGGATATTATCCACAGTACGTCTCAAGAAGATTGGGAAGTAGAGTACCACGCAAACTTAAAGTATTTTTGCATGGAAAAATTTGGCAGAGATGATGTTGATAACCTGGTTGCTGAAGGTAAGTTTGAAATTACTCAAAATTGGAAAGATAAAAACTTTAATATATTACATCACGAGATCCAGAGGCCATTATATGACGGCTTAAACTCAATGGTAGTCAAAGCTGATCCAGAGTTAATTTTAAGTGGTTTTGCAACAATTCAAAGAATGCAAACAGGAGTAGAACTAAAAGCTCATACTGACCAAAAAACAGACCCCTCTATAAAATACGCTACGATTGTATATATTAATGATGACTATGCAGATGGCGAGTTATTTTTTCCAAACCTGGGGATCCAGTTAAAGCCTAAACCAGGAACTATGTTGTTTTTTCCAGGTAATGAGCAATATGAGCATGGGGTTAAGCACGTAGGTGAGGGCCAAATAAGATACGTTCTTGTTGGCTTTATTAAAGAAAAATATCACTATCAAAATAATAAATACTAGGGAGCATTAAATGGATAAAGAAATTTTAAATGAAAAAGTATACTACTATAAAAATGGCGTTAAAAACTTTGAAGAGCTTATGAAAAATGTTTATGAGTTAGACAATCTAGATAACCCTCAACCTTGGGAAAACTGGACCGCATCCAACGACAAAAACTTTATCTATGGAAAAACCATGTCATTTGATAAAAACCAAATAGGAAAACTAGAAGATCCGTACAAATCTAAAATGTCTTATATTTTTGATACTATTATGGAATCATTTTATGATGTCTCTAAAGATTTTGCCATGTCTATTGGGGATACTGATGAACCTAGACTGTTTCCAGTATTTAATATTAAAAAATACAATGTTGGAATTGGAATGGGTGCCCATTTTGACCAGCTAGATGGGGATCAAACCCTAAGGTACTCTTTAGTTATGTATTTAAACGATGATTTTGAGGGTGGAGAAATATCATTTAAATTATCTGACTATAAAAATATAGGGGAATTTCCAACTCCAAATCTTGATTATGATGTGGCTGTTGCAAATAATGAAATTGATTTTGGATTAAAACCTAAAGCTGGAAGTATTATTATTTTTCCATCTATGGCGCCATATCACCATACTGCTCATATTGTAAAAACTGGATTTAAATATATGGTGCCAAGTCACTGGATCCATAATAATATGGACCTTCATCAAAGTCACATGTAATATAAATGAAAACAGCTATTGTAACTGGGGCAAGCAAAGGGGTAGGGTTAGCAACAGTTAAACGCCTGTCTGAAAATGGGTACAAGGTCATCGCTGTTTCAAGAGATCTTTCCAAAGTGTCTGAGCTTGTTTCTGATAACGTTGAGGTCTATAGGCTAGACATTACAGACTCTAAAGCAATAGAAATATTCTTTGAAAAATATAAAAATATAACCCTAGACCTTTTAGTTAACAACGCAGGTGGCGGCTCTGGACCAACCCACATTATTAATGAAACTCCAGAAAACTTTAGAAGAGCCTACGATATAAACGTAACGGGCCCTATGTATTTATCTCAACTATTTGTACCCTGTATGAGAAGGTCACAATCTCCAACAATTGTCTTTATTACCTCTTTTGGCGGTAAGGTGCCCTATCGCGGTGGGGGGAACTATACAAATGCCAAGAGGGGTGAGCGCGGTCTAATTGACACCATGAGGCTTGAGTTTCCTCAATTTGGCATTAAAATTACAGATATCTGCCCAGCTACCATCGACACCCAAGAACAAAAACGGGATCAGGCGTTAACCGCAGAGGATTTAGCGGAAGCTATTTACTGGGTGGGGTCATTACCAAGCCATGTTAATATAAATGAGATTGAAATTTGTCATATTAACAGTAGTAAGTACTGAAATTTGTGACATACTTGTTTATATGGGCAGAGACCATTTTTCTAAAACGTTTCACTCACCTTATTTTCAATCTAATTACTATAAGGAAGAAACCCCTGGCGGAAAATTTGAAACTAAAGTAGAGAACTGGCTTAAAAAAGTGTTCTTTCGTCCTAGAAAAGATACCAAATGAGATCATACACTCCGGGCGGTCGGTTTGACGCAGACTTTGAAACAGATGACCTACTCGTAGGTGTCGATACTGATCTTAAGAATCCAGTAGGCACCTCCGCGCTTTGGTACATCTACGACTCAGTCAATACTGTGGTTGACCCTATCTACGATACCGGCCAAGACTTAAGTGGCACCCTTGGTGGCAAAAAGTGGACTGGCCCATTTACCATCCCTGTGGTCAAAGCTATTATTGACCAAGGTCAAGCTATGACATCCGCGGTCGGTTTCTATAACGCCGACACCTTGCACCTTACCTTTAACATTGAAGATGTCCAGAAATACGCCCCTAATATCATTATCAAACCCGACACAAACAACCGCGACCGTGTCGTTTGGCGCGGTCAGGTATATCGCCCATTCTCAATCCAAGAACGCGGTATCATTTCCGAGAGATTTACGATCTTGTCTGTTGACTGTATTCAGGTCATGCCTGAAGAAATGGTCAATGACGCTCAATTTCAGACCTACGCGTCTTAAGGAAACACATGGCTAAAGACACTAACCCTTGTTGGGATGGCTACGTTCAAGTAGGCATGAAGATGAAGAATGGCAAGAAGGTTCCGAACTGCGTACCTGCGGGTTCTGGAAAGAAAAAAGTTGCAAAACCTACTACAAAGAAGGCTGGTAAAAAATAATGTGCGCAGCATGTGGATGTGGAAAGAAAAAGGGCGAGCCAGGTTTTGGCAAGGGCCCAAAGAAGACTGCTAAGAAAGCGGCTTTAAAAGGTAAACAAAAGAATCTTGATGCAGATAAAGACGGCAAGCTAGAAGGCTCTGACTTCGCTGCGCTACGAAAGAAAAAGAAGTAATGTGCGCGACTTGCGGCTGTGGTCAACCAAAGAACAAGCACGGGATGAAGACAGTACAAGCAGCGAACAAGAAGTTTGCTGCCAAGAAAGCTGCGCCTGCAAAGGGCAGTAAGTCTTCAATGGTCAGAAAAAAGGGTATGTAATGGCTCACGATGACAAAAAATGGACCAAAGGCATGACCCCTGCTCAAAAGAAAAAATTTGAGAAAAAGGATGAAAAGAACGACGCTAAATTAGCTAAGAAGATTAAGAAGAAGTAAATGAAATCTCTCCCTAAAGGTGTTATGGATAAAGTTAACAAAAACGTTAACTCCGCCAAAGCGGCAAAGCCGCCCATGGCAGCTCCTGGGATGCCTGTAAAAAAGATTGTGACTAAAACAGTCCACTTTGGATCAGATGCCCCAAAGAAAGCGGCCCCGGCCAAAAAGAAGTAAAGCTTAAGCCCCGCGAAAGCGGGGTTTTTGCTTTATCCTATAACTGAATTCATGCGAATTCGAAGCAGTACCCGTGCGTTCCACTTTGCCCAACTCCTTAGGAGATTGCCATGTCTAACATAGACAAGCCAGATGAAGTAGCTTTTGCTAAAGCAATTGCGGAAAATATCCCTGGGCAAAAAGACAGCGATAAACTCTGGTACGGCTTAGTGGCGGCAGGTGTAGCACGGAAAGTTATAAAGAGTGTCAGAGCCCGGTGACTTTGACGCGGTGGTATCTGACGCCGCATACTATCTAAATAAAGAGTTAACCCCTGAGCTTAAGACTGCCGCTAAACAAGCAGGCTGGCCAAAAGAAATTGTAGATGTGCTCTCAGTTCAATTTGATGGCAAAGACGTCTATGTTGACTATCCGCCTCAGCTAGAATCACAAATTAACAATCTTACCTATGGCAATGGGCCGATCTCGCCAAACCCAGTCATCTTACCTTTTCGTGCCCGTAGCTCAGAGACAGTAAAAAGCGTGTTAGCTAACCGCGTAGTTTCTAACCTGTTTCAGTTAGAGGAGGTCTTTGGTGAGTAATCCTTTTATTATTGCTGAAGACTTAGCCCTTAAGACCCACATAACTGGTCTTACTGTTTCAGATGAGAAAAACGCTGCCCGCGTAGTTAAAGTGTGGTTTGGCTACCCTGACGTTGAAGTTCGCAGCCAAGACTTTCCTTTTATTACAATTGATCTAGTAGATGTTGTTCCAGCTAATGACCGCCAACACCAAGGGCTAGTTAATGACAGCGACTACCGTGGCACTATTGCTCCAATTGCAAATAAATCATTTACTTACGAAATGCCCGTAGCTTACGATTTGGTATACCAAGTCACTAGCTACTGCCGCCACCCGCGGCACGATCGAACTCTTATGTACAAGCTGGCAGATAAATTTCCCTCAAAGTACGGCAAGTTAGCTGTGCCTAATTTCTTAGGCACCGAGACAGGCTACCGAAGCATGTTCCTTGATGGGTTTGTAAAAAGAGACGCAGTGGATGGAGAAACCGGTAACCGCCGTCTTCTCCGAAACGTCTACATGGTTAGAGTGATAAGTGAAATGACTCCAAGTCAAGCCGCTTCATCAGTCTGGGCAGTAGATACCGTCTTGATTAACGCTACTACCGCGAGCATCCCGATCCAATACAAGCCGGTCTAACATATGAAACCTACGAATAACTTAAAGGAGACAAACTAATGCCTTTCCAACGCCCTGGGGTATACGTTCAAGAAACGTTAAACCCTGTTCAATCAACCACTGGTCCTAACTCGGATTCAGTCGGTGCTTTTATTGGTGCTAACGACCGCGGTCCAACCACCCCAACTTTAATCACATCATGGAGCGATTACGTTAACAAGTTTGGTAGCTGGAACGTTTCAGCCTCAAACAACCTTCCGCTTGCTGCTTACATGTTCTTTTCTAACGGCGGAAGCAAAGCATACTTTGCTCGCGTAACAGCCTCAGCTGTTTCGGCTACACGTACTCTTGTTGACCGTGCGGCTACACCGTTAAACACCCTTACCGTAAGTGCTGCTAACGCAGGCGCATGGGGTAACAACATCAATATCTCTGTTTCAGACTCTACGAGCACTGGTCTATTTGATATCTCTGTTTACTACAACGGCAGCACCGATGCGTTTTTAGTAGAGCGTTATACAGACCTTTCAATGGCTGCTACTAATGCTCGATACGCCCCAACTGTAGTAAATGCAGGTTCTTTGTACATTACTTTGGGAGATCTTGGTTCAGCCACTGTTGGTACTTCTAAGAACCCAGCAGTTATCACAAACCAAGCTTTGGCTTCAGGAGCTAACGGCTCAGCGATTACTGCAGTCTCTTCCTATTCAGTATTTGACACAGTTAACCAGTCTTTAATTTTAAATGTGCCTGGCTTTACTGATGCAACTACTGTAAACGCAGCAATTGCTTATGCGGATGCTCGCCAAGACGTGTTTGTTGTGATTGATGGCTCTGGTCTACCTGTTGGTGACGCAGTTACATCTAGCACTCAATTAAACTTAGCTTCTACCTACACCGCATCATCTTATGCTGCTGTGTACTACCCGCCAATTACAATCTCTGACCCTACAGGTGGCGTCGGCTCAGCAACTGGGTCTACAAAAACTATCGGTGCAGGTGCAGCTGTTGTTGGTCTTTATTCAGCAACTGATGCCTCTCGTGGAGTTTACAAAGCACCTGCGGGTCTTCAAGCTCGTTTAGCGGGTGCCGTATCTGTAACACCTTTAACAAATGCTAATCTAGACAGCCTAAATAGCGCAGCTAAGCCTGTAAATGCTATTAAGTTTGTTCCAGGATCAGGCATTGTAGTAATGGGTGCTAAGACACTTAAGGCTGGATATATTGACAAGTACATCCCTGTCCGCCGCACACTTATCTATTTGCGTAAAGCTCTTACAGACCTTACTGAGTTTGCAATTTTTGAGCCAAATGACCCAGCGCTATGGCGCCGTTTGAACGCAACTGTTAGCAGCTTCTTGACTAATTTCTGGTCACAAGGCGGTCTTGCTGGAACAACTCCGGCAAGCGCGTTCTTTGTAAAAGTGGATAGCACTAACAACCCACAACCATCAATTGACAATGGCGAAGTTAACCTTGAAATTGGTGTGGCCCTTCAGCGTCCAGCTGAATTCGTAATTATCAAGATCGGCCAGTTTGACGGTGGAACCACCGTTACTGTTGCGTAAAGGAGAAAATAAATAATGACAAGCAGCGTTATCAATCGCTTTTCAACGATTGCAACCGACCCGTTACGCAGTTTTCGGTTTTATGCGGAATTTACTGCGGCGGGTGAGACCCAGTTTGACAACAAAATCACCAGTGGTTTCACTGGCGGTTTTACAAATATCAGTGGTTTAAACATCACTACTCAGTCAATCCAATACCGTGAGGGTGGCTACAACACCACTGTTCACCAGATCCCAGGAATGACAACTTTTAGCCCAATTACGCTACAACGTGGTGTGTTAGCCGGTAACGACCAAGCTATCACTTGGATGCGTGGTTTATTTGCTGCCTCAAGCGGTGACGGACTCGACACCGGAACTAATAAGACTTTCCGCGTAAACGTGGATATCTATGTAATGGATCACCCAAACGCAAATGCGGCATCTACCAACCTCCCAAAAATGAAGTTCACGGTACACAACGCATGGCTTACTGGTCTAAACTACACAGATCTAAACGCAAATGATGGATCTCTTTTCTTTGAATCAATGCAGCTAGTCCATGAAGGATTAACTGTAGCCTTTACCAAAACAACTGCTGGTAAAGAATTTGAAGCAAACCGCGAGCAGTAATCTAACCGACTAACTATTTAGGAGTATAAATCGTGACTGAAATAATCACAGACGCAGAACTTGTATCAAAATTTGCCGCACAGGCGATGGAGGAGCCCGAGAAAGTTATTGAAACTCGGGCACCTTCAGAGTCAGAAGTAGATCTACCGGGAGGTTTCATTGGAGTCAACCGCGAAGTGATTTTAACCGCTGAGGTTAGAGAGTTAAACGGAATGGATGAAGAGTTGATCGCTAAAGCGGGATCTTCAGCTAAAGCCTTTAACGTTCTTCTTCAGCGCGGGTTAGTAAAACTAGGTTCAGAAGATGTGACTAAGGATCAAATTGATAGCCTGTTATCAGGTGACCGCGACGCCATCCTTATCGCTATCCGACGAGCAACCTTTGGAAACACTCTAGATCTAAACATTAACTGCCCTAGCTGTAACGCCCCGCAAACTACAAGTATTGACCTTGTAGACGATGTTCCAGTTAAGCGGTTAGAGGATCCAATTGCGGATCGAACATTCTATGTAGAGACAAAGAAAGGCCCGGTGGGAGTTGCTCTTCCAACGGGAGTAGTTCAAAAGCGTCTTGTAGACAACATGGATAAAAGCATTGCTGAGATGAACACTGTTCTACTAGCTGGTTGTATTTTATCTGTTAATGGTTCTCCATCTTCAGGCGCTTCAACCGCTTTAGCTTTAGGAATGGCTGATAGAACAAAAGTTCTTGACGCAATTACTGATCGTAACCCAGGCCCACGCCTTGGGGAGGTGAAGAAAGCTTGTCAGGCATGTAATGAGGATATTGAACTCCCATTAAGTTTGACAGATTTGTTTCGCTTATAGCACTACTGAGTACGAAGGCATTTTAAATGAGTACGAAGTACTTACTAGAACGTTTACAGGATGGACATTGACAGAGATCCGCGCATTATCAGTTAGAGAACGATATAACTGGTTAGAGCGGGCTCAAAGACACACGGGAAGGAAATAACAAATGGCAGATCCAAAGAGCGTCATTGTTGAAATAAAGAACGGCCTTTCCGACGTCCGTCAACAAATGAACTTGCTTAAGCAAGATACCGCGGCGTGGGTTAACAGTTTAGGCTCTGGTGTTTCCAAACTCTCTGGTGCTGGAGGCGGCTCAAGCGGTGGGGGCTCTACAGTAGCCTCTGAACCAAAATTTACCCCACCCGCTTCTCAGACTGGCGGAGGTGGCGGAGGTTCCGCCCCGTACCAACCTATGGGTGGAAACCTTGTAGCTAAGAACCCATCTTTTAACCCACCAGCAGGCGGGGATGACGGCGGTGGCGGTGGCGGTGGAGGCGGCGCAGGTGGCGGGTACACCGGTAACACTAGCTTAACTAAATATTTAACAGAAAACGCAGCAGCCGGGTTCTTATACTCAGCTGCGTTAACTTCTGGAATGTTGGACCAACCCGGTGAAACTGTTGAAGCCCAGTTGTTAATGAAACGAACCGCTTATTTTAATGACAAGTCTTATAACAACATTCGCGATCTTCAATCAAGCCTTGGTAAAAAAGGAACTATTAAAGATAAGATGGATGTTTCGCGTGGTCTTGCTTCTGCGCAAAGCATTGGTGTTACCGGTCCAAACGTAACTCAAGGATCTAAAGGCATGGGTAGTGTAGCTGAAGGCGTAGCTGCAACCTCAAATCTTTTGCCTGGAGCTGGTTTTGAAGGCACAATGCGAGCTTTCTCGTCTATGCAGCAAGCTAGAAACGTAAACATGCTCCGCGGTATTGGTATCCAACTCCGCGATGAAAATGGAAATTTAACGCCTCCAGATAAAATTATTGACAGCCTTTGGAAAAAGATTGTTCATGATTACCAACAAGCTTATGGCTCAGGGTCAATGCCAAAAGAACGCGAATTGCTTATTGGTATGCAGCCAGGTAACTCTATTGACTCAATGCTTGATATGTATTTTGGCAATGACCCAATGGCAAAACAACTTATTGCTAATGGTCTTTTGTACAAGGCAAAAACTGGCGGCGGCGCTATTGATAAAACTAAATTAACAGCCATGGGCGCCACCACAGAAGCAGTAGGTGCGTTTAGCCGTAGAAATGCTGCCGCTGGAACCCAATTAGGGCTTACCGCAAATGCTGGAGCATCGGGCTACACAACAGCTGCAAACGCAATTGCTAACATTAGCGAAAACATATCTTCAAATGAAACTTTGTTAAAAGCCCTTCAAAAAACAACAGAAATTAATGCGCAAGTTGTTACTGTATTAGGGGCAGTAAACGGAACATTAGCAAAAGCGTTAGGCGCTCTTACCGGTATAGGCGGAAAATTAGGTCTTGGACTTGGGTTTGCTGGTTTAGCGGGGTTAGGTGTTGCTGGATTGGTAACTACTTCAGGGGATGACACTTCTGGTGCAAGTGACACCGCTCCTAGTGGTGGAGGCAGTTCTGGCAGCTCGGGCGCAAGCGGAGTCGGCCTCAGCAAAAATCCAAAAGCTGGACAAAAGTCTTTTGCTTTAGCTTTGCTAAGAAAATTAGATATTAAACCTACACAAACCGCAATTGACGCACTTATGGCATGGCAACAAAGAGAGGGCGGTCACTGGAAAAATAGTGCGACGTACAACCCTCTGAACACTATGCTGCAAAAAGATGGATCCGTTAACTACATGTCTGGGCAAGAAGGAAAGGGCGTTCAAGCTTACATGTCTTTGGATCAAGGAATTGATGCTACAGCCGATACTCTTACTGGAAAAAGCTCTAAATCTCGAGGCTACGACAGAGTTATTTCAGCTTTAAAATCTGGCGATCAAACGGATATATACGCAGCAATTTTAGCTACTGAATGGGTTGGAAGAAACGAAGTTGACAGTGAAGGGAACCGAACAGGTGCCAACTACTCCTACAAAGGTTTTAAAGGGTTTAAGTCGACGACGGACGAGGGAAAAACCTACAACATGGGCGGTGTTACCTTTAACATTGTCGGTACTGGAAAATCTGCGGATGAGCTTTACAAAGAATTTAAAACTTTAATGGATGCGGAAGAGCGGAAAGCACAGGCGGCCAACGGATGAGTCCTATCTTAGAACCATTAGACAACCCGCTAGTTGTAGCAACTTCAGCTACTAAAGCGGAGATTGCTGCTGCTGAAGCAATTGAGCGTTGGAAACAAAATGAGTTAATTAGAACCGTATCGGAAGATATCGCAAATCAAACTCAATCTAGCTCTATATACAATGGTGCTGCGTTCCTAGCAACACAAGATAAGCCTAACTCAACGCAATCTTCTGCTATTGAGTACACGGGTACCCCTACCCCAATTGATTACAAGTTTAACTTGCCTCCGCACACTTGGAGCTTACCCCTGCGCCCAGGCGAAATTGAGCCAGAAATTGTGGGCTCTAGTACCGTTTACACAAATGATTCTTTCCATGGTTTCCGCCGTGGTCGCATTTGGTACTGGCAAACATCGGCTGATATCAGCAAAACTACTAGCGATAACTCTGCTGCTACCAGCGGAGCTGAGAAGCTATTACTTGACCGCAACTACGGCTTCCAGTTCCTATGGAACCCTGATGCTATCTCAGTAAACGTCTCTAGAAACATGGACATAACCCCAAACAGCGCCGATACTCTCCGCGTTGTAGCTGGTGTTTTTCCTGGTCAAGAAACCGTTTCTTTAACTATTGTTCTAGACCGCACTAATGACTTTGCTTACGCTAAAGCTACCGGTACTGGGGCCGCGGAGTACTACACCGCAGGATTCCCATTAGCGGCAAAACAAGATTTTAATACACAACTAAAAACATTGTTAGAGCAAGGAACAATGGCGGACTTAGAATACCTTTTCCGCGCTATTAACGGTTCTGGCTCCGGAGACAAGCAGTGGACAACACTTTTAGGAAAGAAAACAGCAAACGTTGGTTACTTACAACCGACATTGCTTGGTGTGGCTCTTGGCCCAGATACCCAAAACAACTTGTCATATGTAGGTTGGATTTCTAACTTATCTATGAACCATACTGCCTTTACCCAAACTATGATCCCTCTAAGAACAACAGTAACCATCTCACTCGAGTGCTTCTCTGGCTCAGGAATTACGGCGGGTTAAAAATGGCTATCTATCGCGGATCTCGTTACGAGTACTCAACTGTTGACTACTTTTCAACTACGGTAGAGGGTGCCGATGAGCCTGTCGTTTTTTACAGCTTTTCGGATCTTGGGTATGTTCGCTACTGGCAACACACGTATGTAGAAGGCGAACGTTTAGACCAGATTGCGTATAAGTACTACCAACGCCCTCAATTCTGGTGGATCATCCCTGAGTACAACCCGGAAATTACAGACTTAAACAACATTCCCGCGGGAACCGTTTTAAGAGTGCCAAATGTTTAATTACATAAAGGTAAACTTCCCTGACTCAGATATACAACCAGAGGTTGTTTACTCTGCCACTATCTCTCAAAGCCGGTTTGCCCACGAAACCGCGGTAGTAAAATTTAGAGACTGGAACGTTCAATACGACATCGTAGCTCCAGGCACACCTGTCCAACTAACCCTTTATGGCATGAAAAACCGTAGAGAGTTTTATGGCTATGTGCACCACATTACCCCTGACCAAAGCCCAGGAAAAAACTTTACAGAAGTTGTAATTATTGGGGCATCTTTTCCCATGAAACAACAATCTCAAACTATTTATAAAAACACTACAGCTGATCAAGTCATTCAGTCAATTGCTACAAAATACAATTTTGTTGCCTATACCGTTCCGCATCCACGCATTTACCCACAGGTGTCCCAAGCTGGCCACACTGATTGGGAATTTATGGTCCGTTTAGCTATGCAATCTGGGTACTCTTTGCGTACAGAGAACACCGAACTTTATTTTCAACCCGTTATGGACGACTTTACAAATTACAGAGAAAGCGCCCCTAAGTTTATTATGCGACAAGCCACCGATCCGGACGGCTCAACCATTTACTCTTTTAAACCTATTATTGGTGAGTCATTAGACTTTAAGGACTCAACTAAAGCGGCTGTTGCAATCAGCGGCGTAAATCAAAATGATGGCACTAGAATGGCCATTACCACTCAAATTAGAAATATTAAAACTAGAAAAAAGCAACAAATTGAGTTTTTTGACAAATTTGATACTTCTGTAGTCGCATCAGATATTCAAACAGCTAGCTTTGAAGCAAAAGCTGCTGAAGACAAAAACTACTTTCCATATCGAGCTACTGTAGAAGTTTTAGGCGACCCTACCTTGCGCCCAGACTTGCCTGTATTTTTAGAGGGCATCGGGGACAACTATTCTGGTTACTGGGTCATTTTAAATACAGAGCATAAGATTATTGAAACTGAGCGGAATCAACAGACCTACACAACTGTGTTAACTGTAGGTATTGACTCTTTAGGCGCCGCTGCGTCGTGGAGTGACAACAAGACAATAAACTCCCCTGACTACATTCCGCGTAGAAAAATTATTCCGGGCGTAAAACAAACAAAGGTTGTTCCCGCTACCGCCTTAAACACCGTATCTCCTGCTGCGAGTCCTCAGCTAAAAAGCAGCTTTGGAACTTTACAAAATAGATCAAAGCCAAGCCTTAACCGCCGAGATCAATCCCCAACAGTTTGGAAGAGCACTACCTCTTCGCTTAATAACATAATTGTAGAAACTAAAAAGTCTCCAATTATCCTTGATCGGTTGCTAAAACGAGCGGCGTCTAACTTATGACCTTTGACAAGCGTTTTTATGGACTATATAAAGGTATTGTTGTAGACAACAACGACCTAGAGTTGCGAAAGCGCCTTACGGTTAAGGTTCCTCAAGTAACTGGGGACGCTGTAACGGGTTGGGCCGAAGTCTGCATCAATGGTAGCGGGGTTACCGCGCCAAGTGTAAACGACGTTGTATGGATATCCTACATAGCAGGAGACCCTAATTTTCCAGTATGGATAGGAGTAACTACATGATTGAAAAAGCAATAACGTTGCCTTTTTCCTTTGATTCAACCGGGGCGGTATCGCACTCAACGGATCAAAAGAAAATATTACAAGACCGCGTTGTTCTTGTGGTTATGACCAAATTAAGAGAACGAGTAATGCGTCCTACATTTGGCAGCGAAGCTAGTAACTCATTGTTTGAGAACGTAGACTCAGCCGCAAATATGATCCGTCAAACTATTGGCGCGGCGTTCTCTAATTGGCTAAAAGGTTTACTTTTGACCAACGTTGAAATTTATGTAGATCCTTCTGAAGGCTATTTAATTGCGGAAGTGTTCTATAAGATTGATCTACAAGAGAATGAGCAAAGTGTAAGGATAAAAACGGCTATCCTTAGCCGAACAGGCGACGTACTTCTGGAGGTAAATAACTAATGGCTACTAACTACATACCGCAGGTGGATTACACCTCCCGCGATTACTCGTCTATTCGCCAAGATTTGATTGATTTAATCCCAGAATTTACCCCTACTTGGACTAACCGCGATCCAGCTGACTTTGGTATTACTATCTTAGAGATGTTCTCTTACATGGGTGACATTTTAAATTACTATATTGATAAATCAGCTAACGAAGCATTTATTAGCACAGCTAGCCAACGCGACAGCGTGCTCCAGTTGGCTAAGCTTTTGGGATACACCCCAACAACCAGCACAGCTTCTACTGTTACATTAACTTTTGCCGACACCCGCGGTGGTACCCCAGCTACCGCTTTTGTGGTGCCAGCTTTGACTCAGGTAGCAACATCTGCGGTAACAGATAGCAATACAAATCAAATTGTTTTTGAAACCAATTCTGCCGTAACCGTGCCCATAAACGGAACAATTACAGTTTCCGCCAAACAGGGCAAAACTATCGGGATCTCTCCTGTGGAAAAAATTGGTGAGTCTAACGGACAAGCTAACCAAGTATTTAAATTAGCTCAATCGCCTGTAATTAACGGCAGTATTTCAGTCACTGTTGGCGGGGTTAACTATTACGAAGTTTCTTATTTAATTGACTACAATAGCTACGACCCAGTGTTCTCTACCTACACAAACGCCGATAGCGTCACATATGTTTTGTTTGGCGATAACATCAGCGGCCGTATTCCACCAAATAACGCAGAAATTTTTGCCGTATACCGTATTGGCGGAGGCGCCGAAGGTAACGTAGCAGCAGGCACAATTAAATCTATTATTAGCCAAGCTGCTATTACACCTACTGCTTCTGGTTTAACTGTGCTTAACCAGTACATATCTGCCGCTAATGACGGCTCAGCTTCTGGCGGAGCTGACGCGGAGTCTACTGACTCTATTCGTATTAACGCTCCGTTAAGCTTACGCGCTTTAAACCGCGCCGTATCTCTATCTGACTATTCAGCTCTTTGTGTACAAGTTAGCGGTATTGCAAAAGCCATAGCTATTGCTGAAATTTATAGCAGCATTACTGTGTTCTTTGCTCCTTACGGTGATCGCGGAGTAGAATCTGACAACGTAACCCCTACCGCAACCTTTAATACACTAAAGGCGACAGTACTAAGTTATATGGCTGACAAAGTTCCAGCTAACACCACAATTACATTCCAACCACCAAGCTATGTAACTGCGCTAATAGACGCAAACGTTACATGCCTACCTCAATACAAACAAAACTTAGTAGAGGCCGGCGTAAACACAATCTTGGCAGAACTATTTGCTTTTGACAACGTAGCGTTTGCTGACCGCATTACCCTACAAGATGTAATGTCTGCTATTTCATCTGTAGATGGTGTGGCGTACTCGCAAATAACAAAACTTGTCCGCGAAGATGAAGACATCACATTAACCGTAACCAACAAGGTTCTTTCATCAAATGTAGCAACATTAACTGTAGGTTCCTCACACGGCATTACTGTTGGAAATACAATTCTGGTTTCTGGAGTAGACGCTACGTTTAACGGTACGTTTGTAGTTACCGCAGTAGCATCCACTACAATTTCTTATGTATGTATTGCTACTAACGTGTCTTCTACCGTAGTCTCCATTACTGATGGTGTAACAGTGCTAAAAGTTACTGACATCTTATGTTTAACAAATGAAATCCCAGAGATTGACTACGAAACAAATCTTAATTTGACATTAACGGGAGGTATTCTTAACTAATGTCACGTTACGGTATTAATTATTACGGCTTAAGTACGTACGGCTCTTCCGCCGCCGTTCAGTACGTAGCTGGGGCTTTTACTGCCCAATCTAGAGGGTACGGGTTTATACGTATTGAATGGGAAAACCCATCTGGCGCGTGGTCAAATGTTCGGTTAATAAGAAACTCTTACGGTTACCCCGTAAACGCGTATGACGGCGACGTATTAGTCAATGCGGCAAGAGAAAACAATTTAACAGAGTATGACGATTCAACGTTAGCAAAAGGCGCATTTTATTACTACTCTTTATTTTTGTATGACACCTTAACTTATAGCTGGGTTCGTGCGGGAAATGTAACGGGAGTATCTGTAAAAAATTACAATTACGGTGCCAATATGTACAAATACATGCCGGACATTTACAAACTTACTCAAGCCTACGTGGCCTCATCCGAATGGGATAACGACGACCTTTACAACTTTTTATCTTTATTTGGATTTCAACTTGACCACGCTCACACAATAACTAATTTATTAGTAAATCGGTACGACTTAGAAAAAGTTGGCGGAGTTCTAATCCCGTCATTACTACAGCAGTTTGGCTTAACGTACGAGCCTGAAATTGGTTACCAGCAATCCCGCATCCTTGTACGTGACGCAGTTCAAATTGGCAAGAAAAAGGGAAGCGCAGAAGGCTTGCGTCAATTTATGAAAGCTTTTACAGGGTACGCAGTACCTCAACCAATTGCTGGAACCCCAAATCCAAGTGTAGACGGATTAGTGGTAGGCGAAAATATAATGCTTGATTACAACGATTCTTCATTTGAAGAGTCCGTTGGGCAATGGGCTTCATCTGACAGTACGGCTACCTTGACCCATTTAAAAAAGATGGACATTACAGCCGTATCTTTAACCTCTAACGTTGTCCGTTTAATTATTGGATCTCATGCGTTTAAAGTTGGAAACAAAATTAACACCTCTGGGTTTACTTACCCACTGTTTAACACGTTAGGTACTCAAAAGACTATTACCGCAATTGATGCTACGTCAATTTATTTTGCGTTAACTGCCAACGATGTGGCGCAACTACCGGCGTATAACAACTCCACTTCAAGTTACCCAGTAGTTATTCCCTACCCAACACCTTGGGATGAGCCAACAACTTTAACTCAATACCCAAATAAACAAAACGGTATTTTGGCTATAAAAAATAGCACGGCGTCAACAGCTACAATTAAAATTGAATGCGGGTTGCTTAACCCTGTTCTAAAAGGCGTTCCAGTAACCACAGGTTTAAATTATGTGTTTAGTGTGTACTCAGCTGCTGGGTCTACTCTTAAAGGAATTGTTCTTAAAATTAGATGGTATAGCCGTCTAGGTGATTTTCTTTCAGAGTCAACAGGCAGCTCAGTAAATAACGTAGTTGGCGATTTCTCAGCTCGTCCTGTTGTTTCGGACGGTGCCCCAGCTGACGCTTATTACGCTGTACCTGTAATAACAGTTGTTAGCGCCGGAGCAACATCGCTTAATGAATACCATTATTTTGATTGCGCTCAATTTGAACAATCAGCTTCAGTCACAGACTTTGATGAAGCGCGCCAAATACATATGACGTTAAGAGCTTCTAGAATTAACGAATTGCTAAACCCTCACTTTGCCTCACCGTTAACCCCCTGGGCGGTTACAGGAGCATCAACTTCCGTAGATGCAACAACAAAAGAGCCAGACGTTGACGTATTCTCAATTGCCTTTAAATCTTTAACTTCAAATGTAGCAATGCTTGAAACATCCGTAAGTCACAACTTGCGTCCGGGAGATGTAGTTGTCGTAAGCGGGGTTGGCGCACCATTTGATGGAACTAAAACTATAGCAACAGTTAGAGTTAACGCGGCTAACCCAACGCAAGTGTCAAAAACTTTTACCTACGCTGTTACAAACACAAATATTGTTAGAGTGGCCGCAACAGGTACAACTTATAAATCTGGAGATGCTTTAAAACTTACCGCCTCTGGCACGTCGGTGTTAGTAAAATCAACAACAACAACTGCAGATTTAATGCCAATCCATTACCCAAGCACCTCTTACACATTTAGCGTATACGCTCAAGTTGCAACGGGAACAGAAACTGTAACCCCGGCTATTGTTTGGTATGACTCTTCTAAAGTTGCAATAGGTTCACCTATATCTGGAACCGCTACAGCAATTACCGCAACAGGTACTGCTTGGAATCGCCCATCTGTAACAGCCATCGCACCAAGCAACGCAGCATACGCGCACGTGCAACTGTCATGGACAGCTGTAATTGGCGAAGAACTTTGGCTTGATGCAGCTTTGTTTGAAAACACTTCATCAATATCAACATACTTTGATGGAAGCTACGGCCCAGCTACAGCTAACGACTTGTTTTGGGAAGGCGGGGTAGTAGGTGGTTCCCGCAGCCATTACTACAAGCATCGGTACGCTATTCAAGATCGTTTGGCGGGAGCAGCGTTAGACTCTCAGTTAAACACGGGAACCACTGTAGCTATTTACTTGGCTCAACCAAAAACGTAGTAGGATGAGAGTATGTTAAACCTCATACTCATTGGATGTTTTACTGCGTTTTTACTTGCCGCTCTTGGTCCTTTAATGGATATTTTAAGCATGTTTATAGACAGTTTAATCCTCACCGCGTTTGCTTCTCTTGTCTTTTCTTTGGGGGCAACTTTGTTGTTAGGTACCCCGGACTATAGGTCAGCTACTGTCACAGTTGTTGCTGGCGCCTTTCTAGGATCTCTATTTTTAGCTTTGGCTGAACGCGTAGCTACCTACAAACCAGCCGTAATTAACCCCACTAGGACAAATTAAAAAAAATGTGTAGGGTAGGGACTCTTAAAGAGGAGACCTTATGGAAAAGCATTATGTTGTAATTGCGGGTAATGGTGAAACTAGCCGCGCAAACCTTGAAGCCCTTATGGAAGACTACTTTTACACAAAAGGCGCAGACGGAATAGTCACAGTTCACATTGTTGTGGAAGGCGCGTTAAGCCCCGGAAAAACTTTTGCTACGCAGTACTCAGAAAGCAAGGGCAAAGAAGTTTTTCAACTGGGCGTAAAAGACAGTCTACAAAAAGCGGATCGAGTAAATACGTCCTGTTTCATCCTGTGGTCTGATGAAGACTCAGAGTGCCAGAAAGTTTTGGCGGTAGCCACCCAAATGGGGATCCCATGCTTTGACTTGACCGAAGGTCTTCTCCCAATCACCGCATCTAACGGAATCAAGGCTGCGGTGGAACCCGTGATCCCAGTACAGGAAACCTTGACCCCGCCAGTTGTTGAGGAGCCTTACGTTGAACCTGAGGATGAGGATGTTGAAGAAGACGGCGAAGAGGAAGAAGCCGAGTACGACGAGGAAGACATGGATAGCCTCTATTTCGGCGTGGAGGCCATTGCCAAGATATTTGCAAAAGCTATGGTTAAGGAATTGACCGAGCAGGGTGTTTTAAAGCCTTCCAAGGCACCTGAGGCATGATTTCAGCCCGAGCCCTAGGCATCCTTTTGGAAATCGCTTCTACAGGCCTCCAAGGCGGTGCTGACACCCTTTCTCTCCATTTTAAAGAGGGGCGTGACGCCTGCCAGTCTGCCCTGACCGAACTACGCAAGGCCGGTCTGATAGAGACCAAAACCAACAAGTTCAATGGCGGGTTTAGCCGGTCAATTGAGGTCACGGAGCTAGGATTTACTTTCCTGGAAAGCCGTATAAGTATAACCCTGAAAAGCCGTACATCCATACTGCTGTCACAGCCTAATAGCATATTAAGCACTAATAGCTTATTAGCAAATAAGCAAGAAATAGTACCCGACGGGGTCGGGGATGAAGAATTTTACAAGGTCGATTTAAAAACGGGAGGCGAAATGGATTTCTTAGGGCAAATGGATTTAGACCCTGATGACCGCGAGGAACAACTTCGCAAAGGGCGAGAACGCCGAAAGCTGGATTATCAAGACGCCAAGCAGCAAAAGCACGATGCTATGGTTGCTACAGCTGAAAATCGTTTACCGGCGATGTGGTCGACCAACCAAAGCTCATCGGAGTTCATCAAGCGCCTTGAGGACATGTGGCATGTAAAACCTTGGACTGTCAGTCAAGCCCCCTTCAGAGCATCCCTAGCCAACGCTAGAAAGGCCTACGACACAGACGGCGAGATTGAGATTTTGATGATGGATTTGTATTTTAAGCAGATTGCTCATGAAACTTCTATTGACAACCCTGAGCATATTTGGCGAAGATTCATCCAACAATTTAGCTCACTTGCGATTGAGGCAAAACGGTCTAGGGTTACCGACGACGATATTGAAACTGAAAAGATTAAAGCCGCAAAGTCTTGGGAAGGTATTTAATGTTTAATGTTAAAGATCTAAAGGTTCGTCGCCGATCTTGGGTACAAAGCGCGTCTATTCCTAGCGCCCGTGTGGGTTGGACGGTTGAGGATTGCGTAGATGTAGACAAGGATGACATTGAATCTATCCGCCGTTGGATGTCAACGGTTGAGTCGGGAAAGGTCATCCGCGCTGTCGGATCAAAGTTTTGTGGCAAAGGGTTACTTTTATACGGCCAACCGGGTCGCGGAAAGTCCACATTAGCTTTGGCTGTGATTCAAGACATGATGAGAACGTTTCCGTTAGAGGCTTTTGCTCCAGCTGAACACGGGGTAGTTATCCGCCCTTGTTATTTTGCAACTTTTAACAGCATTTTAGACTTAAAGGGGTCTTTAATGGGAGACCCTTCAATTGAAGAGCAAATAATTTATAACGGAATACTTGGGGAGTGCCAAGACGATGCTTATAACATACGAGTATTGATTATCGACGATCTAGGTAAAGAACACGCTAGTTTGTCTGGTTGGCAAAAGAATTTACTTCATCACGTGTTAAGAACCCGCTTTAACAACGGATTGCCTACTATTGTCACCACGAACATCAAACGCGATGATTGGGGAGGGCTCTACGGTGACGCAACTGAAAGCTTTGCAAACGAAGCTTTTGTTTATATGCCCATTGCTGTCACTAAAGGAGACCTACGTAAATGAGCGAGTTCCAAATGACTGATGATTATCGTTTAGTTCAAGTGTTCTTGCCGCAAAACACAACCACCGGCCCTGGAATTTATGAAGTGTCTATAAATGATACTGATGGTTTTTACTGTACTTGCCCGGGTTACTCTGGACGCGCTATATGTAAACATGTTAAGTTTGTCAGAGCGCGGATTGATACTAATAACGGAACTTACCCGTTAGAGATATCTAGTAGAGCTACTATGGATGACGCCGATAAAGCTAAAACATCCAACAAAGAGTTCCGGCAATTTATTATAAAATTTGGCAAGGTAGAGGTTATCTAACTTGCGAAACGGGGATATCAGCAACGAGCTCCCCAAAAGAATACTTGTAGTAAGTGACATATTCTTAACTGTAGAGCTCACGTTTAAAAAAGTATTAAAAGTTTTTCCTGTCGCAAAAATTGATAAAAAGATTCGTCGTGACATTTTAAGTTATCTCTACTTGTACACCACTAAACAAGGTGTTACTTTAGAACTTGTATCGTATGAGTTATCCGATGATGATCTAGCAAAAGTAATTGATATGCTTGACGACATGGGTACTAACCCGTTTAGATACTTCTCAGCGTACGAATCAGTGAACCATCTAGTAGCGGAATTGCCTTATCGTCCAGAAGTTGTTGGTGTGCTTGATACACCAGAGCGACTGTTACGTTATGGCCATTGGGGATTGGACTTTAATAGACTATGAACAACCAAGTAAAACTCATCAGTAAGATTCTTTCAGACCGAGATGTAACTTTAGTTCTTGAAAAGAATATTAACGAGTCTTGGTTTTCAGACGCCACAGATAAAAAAATATTTAAGTTTATTCAACAGCATTTTGTTAATTATCAAGAATGCCCAAGCTTAGATGTAATACTCGAGAACTTTCCAACTTTTGAGATAACACCTTGCTTAGATAGCGTTGATTATTTAATTGATCGTTTAACTCAAGATCGTCGTAAGCAAAGAATTGTTGCCACACTTGGATCAGCTCTTGAAGCACTTGAAAGAGAACAAGACCACGAATCAGCTTTACTTGCTTTACAAAATGGAATTGTAAAGTTAGAAGAGGATGGGCTTAACAGCTCTACAGATTTAGAAATTACTATTGCTGCTAAGTCAGCGGTGGAAGAGTATGAGTGGCGAAAGAATAACCCCGGGCTATTAGGACTACCTACAGGGTTTCCTACTATTGATAGGGCTACTTCTGGTTTACAGAATGGCCAGTTAATTGTAATTATTGCTCCACCAAAAACTGGTAAGTCAACTCTTGCGTTACAGATTGCTACTAATTGTCACTTGAATAACAAAGTCCCATTGTTTTATTCGTTTGAGATGAGCAACAGCGAGCAGAAGAGTCGGTACTACGCCATGCGTGCTCGTATTTCTCACAAGCGTTTAATGGAAGGTAACTTAACTTCGGAAGAAGAAAGTCGTTATTACCGTGTTGTTAAAGGCATTGAGAACATGCACGATAAGTTTTGGTTTAGCGACTCCTCTGGCGGTCAGACTGTAAGCGGTGTGGCTAGCAAGATTCAAAATAAGAATCCAGATATTGTTTTTATTGACGGAACTTACTTGATGATTGATGAGCAGACTGGTGAGGCAAATACTCCTCAAGCTCTAACTAACATCACTCGTTCTTTAAAGCGTTTAGCTCAGAAGGTTAACAAGCCGATTGTTATCTCTACTCAAGTACTGGCTTGGAAGATGAAAGGTGGAAAGGTAAACGCAGACGCTATTGGTTACTCATCTTCTTTTCACCAAGATGCTGACACTATCTTTGGTTTACAGCGAGAGACTGAAGATGTCGATGACACTCGTTTACTTAAAGTTGTAGCCAGCCGTAACTCTGGACTTAGCGAAGTTTCTCTATGCTGGGACTGGGACAGCGGTCAGTTCCGTGAGCTTGGGGTTGAAGACCTATGACAGTTGAAGAGATGCAAGACACCCTTACGCGTTTAGGTATGGAGAGTATTGCTGTACGCGGAGATGAAATCCAGAGCTATTGTCCAGCTCACAAAGATAGAACTGGTCGTGAAGACCGCAACCCGTCGTTTTGGATTAACTCCGACACTGGAGCTTTTATTTGTTTCTCCTGTCAGTTTAAAGGAAATGTTTACAGTTTAATTAGTTATGTAAGCGGTATTGAGTTTGATAAAGCTAAAGAATGGTTTGCTTCTCCTTCGCTTTTAGTTACTCGGTTTAACCGACTTATTGAAGAAAAGCGGGGGCCAATTGAAGAGCCAACTATTATTACTGAATCGATGCTTAGTGCTTTTGTAGACCCCCCGCAGGAAGCTTTAAACGCTAGAGGGATATCTTTAGCTGCTGCAAGAGCCTACGAGATTTGTTGGGATGCTAGACAAGACAATTGGATTATCCCTATTCGTGATTCTAAAACTCAAAAGCTTTTAGGCTGGCAGGAGAAGGGTTACAAACAGCGTTACTTTAACAACCGCCCGGCTAAGATTAAAAAAAGCAATTCTTTATTTGGTTACAGCCAGTATGTAGGCGGGGACATGATTGTGGTTGAGTCCCCTTTAGATGTAGTGCGCTTAGCCTCAGTGGGGATTATGGGCGGGGTGGCTACTTACGGAGCTTTGATATCAGACTCTCAAGTTGGGTACTTAAGAGGAGCCGACCGATTGATCTTTGCTTTAGATAACGACGAAGCTGGAAAGAACGCGTCTATGAAAATGCTACATACCTGTAAGGCTCTTGATATGGAAGCGTGGTTCTTTAGTTATAGCAATACGGACATGAAAGATATTGGCGGGATGAGCCTTGATGAGGTACGTTTAGGGTTAACAAACGCCAAACACTTGGTACACGGATTGAGGGCAGTTCTATGATTATTGGTCTTTCAGGATATGCGCGTTCGGGAAAAGACACGGTTGCTGGAATGCTAATGGGTATTCATCATTATCAGCGAGTAGCTTTTGCGGACAAGATTAAAGAAATGTTGTATGAAATTGATCCGTTAATCATGTTTAATAGGAGAGATTTTAGGTTGCAAGACATTGTTGACTACAAAGGTTGGGAAACCGCCAAGACAGAGTTTCCAGAGATTCGCCGCTTACTTCAAGACCTTGGCGTAGGCGCTCGTGACATTTTTGGAACTGACTTTTGGATTGACCAAGCTTTGCGGAAGTACAACGTTACTGAAAAGATTGTTATTACAGATGTAAGGTTTAAGAACGAAGCCGCCGCTATTAAACGGCATAAAAATGGTCAAGTATGGCGAATTAATCGTATTGGTACTGGGCCAGCAAATGACCATGTCTCTGAAATAAATATGGACGACTGGGAATTTGACGCTGTTATAAACAACGACAGCGATATGCCCAATTTGATTCGCCAGATACGCGCCCTGCTAGGGTAGCTCTATGACATTTACAGGCACACTTCTGCCTTATCAGCCAGAGGCTGTCGATCGCATGTGCGACCGTAACAAGATGCTGGTGGCCTATGACCTAGGGCTAGGCAAAACTGTTTTAACCATTGCGGCTTTAGAACGTTTGATGGATGAGCGGAAAATACTGGAGCCAGGGCTTATTATTTGTCTTTCAAGCCTCAAATACCAGTGGCATAATCAGATTGCGAAATTTACAAATGGAACTTCAAACTCTTTGGTCATTGATGGAACGCCGAAGAAACGCACAGATCAATACGCCGAAGCGATGGACTGGCGGAATAGCGGGGTTGATTATGTCATTCTCAACTACGAGCAAATTGTTAATGACTGGGCATACGTCAGCCAACTCCCCCGAGGATTCGTGGTACTCGACGAAGCAACAGCTATCAAATCTTTCAGATCAAAACGATCAAAAGCTGTAAAAAAGTTAGGCGACGCTCCTTTTAAATTTGCGCTTACCGGAACTCCTATTGAAAACGGTAAACCAGAAGAGCTGTATTCAATTATGCAGTTTGTTGACCCAACCGTGCTTGGAAGGTTTGACATCTTTGATTCAACTTTTATCGTGCGCAATAACTGGGGCGCGGTTAACTACTACCGTAATCTCCCAACGCTCCATACTAAGTTAAAGGAAGCTTGCGTTCGTAAAGCGCAAAAAGATCCAGACGTAGCGCCATTCTTACCAGACTCTATCCACAAAGAGCCAGTAAAGATTGTGCTTGATCGCAAGTCAGCAAAACTTTACCGCCGTATTGCTACCGATTTATCAAATGACTTAGAGGAAGCTCAAGAGTTGTTTGGCGCATCTTTTAACGTGCTAGCGCACTACGGGTTTGAAAGCCAACGCGGTGGGCCAGAGGATGAGATCCGCGGTCGTATTATGTCCAAGGTAGGTTGTCTAAAGATGCTGTGCTCTCACCCAGATCTATTAAAGACAAGCGCTCGCAAGTTTTTATTAGAAAACAACGAGGGCTCTGCTTACGCCAATGATTTAAAACAATCTGGGGCGCTGGATGATCTTGGTCAATCTACAAAGCTTGATTACTTAATTCAATATGTTAAAGATTTCTTAGAACAAAACGACGCTAACAAAGTAGTTATCTTTGCTACTTACGTAGATATGCTAGACATGATGGCAGAAGCGCTGGGTGTAGACCAATGTCGTTTGTACTCAGGAAAACTGAATGCCAAAACTAAGGAGGATAACAAAATTGCTTTTAACACTGACCCTAATATTCGGGTGCTTATTTCTTCAGACGCTGGCGGTTACGGTGTGGATTTACCGGCGGCTAATCTACTCATCAACTACGACTTACCATGGTCATCAGGAGCAGCGACCCAACGCAACGGACGAATAATGCGTGCCTCATCCACTTGGCCTTCTATCGTTATTCAAGACGTGCTGATCCAAGGATCAATTGAAGAGCGTCAGCATGAAGCGCTTCAACACAAGAGTGCCTTAGCAAGCGCGGTGGTGGACGGAGAGGGTATAGACGACAAAGGGGGTATTCCAATGACAGTTGGGAGCTTAACTACCTTCCTACGGGTCTCTACGGTCTGATTTCACCCAATAAAAACGGTTGGGTGACATTACACTTATCTAATGCCTAACGCACCTAAGACTCCAACACGCACAATACGTGTACCTGATGACCTGTGGAAAGCCGTCCAGCTTAAGGCTGCCGATCAAGGCATAACTGTCACAAGCGTCATTATTAAAGCTCTTGAGGATTATCTTAAAGATTAGTTGACAAGGGCTTGGCTGGACATTAAGTTATCAGCATGGACATGGAAACTATAAAAAACACAGTAAAGCAATACCTTGCGCTTAAAAAAGAAGCTGACATGCTTTCAGATCGCACAGGTGAGTTAAAGAAGCGTTTGACATCAGATGTTGAAGAGTTTGGTGAAGAGAACGATCGCGGACACATCGTTTTAGATGTGGATGGCGTAACCCTAACTAAACAGCGTAAAGTATCTAAAAACTTAGATATGGACGTTGCAGAGCAGATGCTTAAAAAGCGCGGTATTTATGACCGCTGTGTAAAAATGGAGCCAGTGCTTCAAGAAAATGAAATTTTAGCGTGCGTCTACACTGGCGACTTAACTGAAGAAGACATTGACGTTATGTTCCCGTCTAAAGTTTCTTACGCATTTCTTGTGAAGGAATAATGGAAGATTTTATCGAGTCAGCTTTTGCTGGTTTAGATGAGTACTACCCAGGTAGTAAACGCAAGCGCAAAAAAGCTGAGCCAAAGAAGCGAGAAGTAGACCCTGATCTTACTTGGGATGCAAAACCTTTTAAAAAGAGTTTGCCTAACGGTAGCGAGATTGAGATGTTTACTATCGGCGCGGTGGCTAGCGCTTTAGGTCGTCCTGTGATTACTATTAGAACATGGATAAAGGAAGGCTACCTTCCCGCATCTCCATACAGACTTCCCTCTAAGAAAAATATTAGAGGGGAAGACCAGAAGGGGCGTAGGCTGTATTCGCGCCAGATGGTCGAGTCATTGATTACTTTGTTTGGTAAGTCTGGACTTCTATATATAAAACGTATAGAGTGGTCAGAACATCGGCAACTAAGCAATGAAATTGCAAAAGCGTGGGAGACAATCCGCGCTGATGAAACTAAATAAACATACATAAAACTAAGAGAAAAAAGGAAACATATGTCTATCGACCGGGAAGCAACACTTGCCCCTGAGAACGATGCGTTCTCAATTTCAACTGCCGTATTGGCAGATCGCCCAGCTCAAGCAACCAGTACAGTAATTCAATCTGGTTGGGATGCAGCTGAAAAAACAATTGCACCAGTTGGGGATTATCCAACTGAGTTCAAGTTTGTTGAAAACTCCTATCAAATCATTCGGTTTATGGATCCGCCTACTCCTCCTGCAGGACCATTTGCTATCTATAAGCAACACTTTTTAAATCAAAAGACAACAGGCAAGCGTTCATACGTTTGCTTGGAAAAGAGTTGTCCACTGTGCGTTCGTTTGCAGAACAAAGCAGAGGACAAGAAGGCGTTTACTGTAATTAATTACAGTGCTGAAGGCGGCCCACAGCGACAGATTCTTGTTGCTAGCGTCAAGTTGTACAAGCAGCTTGCCGGCATTCAGCATTCAACTTCTGGCCCTCTTATCAATAAGTACTGGTCTGTTACCCGTACAGGTAAGCAACAGACTACTAACTACATTATTACCCCAATCAAACCTCGCGACCTTCTTGAAGATGCTCCACATCTTGGTCTTGACGAGGCAGCTGCGGAAGAAGTTTTCCACCAGTTCCAAGCTTATGATCGTTCCGCTATTAAAGAATCAACTTGGGACGAACTAGAGGCAGTTGCTCTATCCCTGATGTAGCAAGTTTGAAGAGGCTAGGTTCAGGAGTGCGCCTAGCCTCTTCATTTTAATTGGGAGACAAATGGAACATATAATTACAACGATAGAACAACTTAACGCAATGGTTGAGCATTACATGAAACAAGACGCATTTGCTTTTGACGTTGAAACTGTTGGCGATCGCAGAGGCGTGCCAGCTGTTAACGAAGTACTTTGGATTAGCTTTGCCACACACAATCGCGGTGACGTTATTCCGTTAGGGCACCCTCATGGAGAGTTTATTAGTGAGGCTTTCCCATTGACCGGGCAAGGAGAAAAGCGTGTGCTTGCTGGTTTACAGGCAAGAGATTCTGATTACTCTAAAGATAAAAAGAAAGCACTTAAATCTTTTGGCCCAGCACCAGATCAGTTAAACCCTGCCGAAGTGTTTAAAGCGTTAGCCCCTCTATTTTTTAATGACAAGATTCTAACTATTGGCCACAACTTAGGTTTTGATTTAAGTTCTGTTGCCAAGTATTACAAAGGGCAGATTCCAAGTGGCCCTTACTTTGACACTCTTATGGGTTCTTTTCTTTACGACAACAAAAATAAAAACAAGGTTGGTCTTGATGATTGCTTAGATCGCGAGTTTGGCTACAAGATGAAAAAAGGTATTGGCCACATGGTTGAGATTTATTCATTTGATGAAGTAGCTAAGTACGCATATTTAGATGCCAAGTACACGTTTCTTTTGTGGAAAGCAATTAAACCTAAGATTGTTCAAGCAGAGGTTGATTATGTTATGAGCGTTGAAATGGACGTGTTAAAAGTGTTATGCGACATGAAGCTTACTGGCGCACCTATTGACATGGAGCAGTTACAGATTTTGTATGACAAGTTAAACATTGAGATTGAAGAAGTTAAATCCGAAATTTATAAGATTGGCGGCATCTTTAATATTAACTCAAACTCCGATAAGCAATACTTGTTGTATGGCCCAAAGGAGGAGGGCTGCCGCGGGTTGAAGCCTATGATTCTTACAGGTAAAGGCGAAAAGAACGAAGGCGCATTAAACTATAAAGACTACTCAGTTTCAGCTGAGGCGCTAGAGCCTTTCCGTGAAAAGGACGAGTTAGTAGGAACTATTCTTAAATACTCTGACTTAAACAAATTGCTTAGCACCTACGTTATTCCATACCTAGGCGGGGAAGTAACTAAGACTACAAACGGAAAGACTAAGACAGAGACCAAGGACAGCTTGCTAGTCAATGGTCGAATCTACGCAGATTTTATTCAATGGGGCGCAGAAACCGGTCGTTTCTCTAGCCGTAACCCTAATTTACAGAACATCCCAAACCCTTCGGTAAGCGAAAATGGTCGCGCTATCCGTAATTTATTTAAAGCACCTGCTGGGTACAAGCTAGTGGTGGCTGACTATTCACAGATTGAGCCACGCGTTATTGCTGCCATGTCACAAGATCCAATTATGTTAGACAACTATC